TCACTGTCGTCTTTTTAGAGTTGCGCATACACGCCACAGAAACCAAGCCTTTTACCGTTGTATGCAATGCTATGCGGGCTTAATTGCAACTATTTGAAACTTACCATCACAAGCGTGTTCTTCTGCTTCTTCAATGGTTTCAAAGCAAGGGATATAGCCCGCAATACCTTGTATCTTCTCTTTACGTTCTTCTCTTGTAAATGGGTCGGTGTATGTTATATCTTGGCTCAATTTAAGCACTGCATACAACACTGTATAACCGACAATGGCGGTTTCAGTGCTTTTCGATTGTTTTTGCTTTTTACTGACTTTAGTCAAAATTTGAAAGTTTATTGTTATTTAATCCGCCACTGCGGTTATACTTTTCCGTTATGGGCAACCGTAAGACGACCCCCGAAAGACCGTCCTACGAAACCCACAATGATTACTTTGGAAATGAAAATTTTTCTCCAAGTAATTCAATTCGTTGACCAAGAACTTGTAAATACTCGTTCATAAGTCTTGACTGTTTGTAAAGCAAATCTTTGTTTTGCCTGTCAAGGTCAACAAATTTTTGCGTTCTCATAAAGTCATTTAAGGCGTTTGTTTTTGTCGCCAGCTCTTGTGCTTCGATTAGAAGCCTGTCGAAAAATGAATTTTCCATTTTATTTAATTGTGGGTTTTACAAAGCCCGCCCAGAGCATTATCTTGAAACGGCAGCCCATAACACGTGCTTTGTGCAATTTGGGCTGAATTGCTAACCTGAACTTTATCTTCCATTTTGAACTTAATTTTTAAATTAAACATTTGTACTTTCTATTCCCAAACTGCACAAAGCTGTTGGGACGTTAGCTGCAATACTAATCCTGCTTCTTACCATACATCAACAAGTCTTTACACTCCTCGGCTAAATCAATGTACCTACCTTTCCAAAGGAGCAAGGCACAGAAAAACAAACCAAATACTGCTACCGTCCCAAATGTGGCTAATACCAACATTCTAAATACAAATTCAATTATTTTTATCATTTTGCTTTCAATTTACCGAACCGAACCGCTAACAAGGCATTTAAAACAGACGTGCTACGATCCAAAATCCACCATAATATCCATTGTGTTCGTTATGGTTTGCCATTTGGAAAATACCTTTATCTGTTTTGTCATCTAAAAATTGAATTTCATGTTCTCCATATTCATCTTCGCTATTTGGGGCACGTTTCAATTCAAAATCTAAAAGTGTTGCATTTTCATATTCAGATAAATCATCTGCTGTTACCATATATCTACTACATTCGCAACAAGATTGCCCATCATCCCAAATACGCAAACACACACCATTTGTAAATTTGAATCTTAATTCGCTTACTCTTTCATCGAGCCAAACCCTTTCAATTGTATTTCCTAAACAAGATTTTATTACAGAAACTGTTTCTGAATTTCCGCCTAATAATCCGAGCAAAATGCCCATTCCTCTATTTTCTGACATAATTATTAATTTTTTTTAATAATTTTTTTTCTATTATATACTCGTTATCTTCAATCCACTTATTTATGATCTCCCATTCATTATTTGTGTGTGTCGAAATTATACACTCAGTAAATTGAGCTTAGCGAAGCTCAATATCTTTTTCTTCGTGGTATCCTGTAATACCAAAATATTCATAGTCAAACCCGTTATCGACTTCTCTCCACTCTGTTTGAAGCTCAAATGGGACAGAAATTACCTCATTATTTGAATCGAGACATACCGCCTCAAACTCTGCTGTTATTCTATTCATTTTATTTCATTTTACGTATTATGCCATAAAAACCTACGCATATTACTCCTAATGCAAACCTTGAAAACCATTTGTCACTTAAATCGTTTTCAATTATATACATGAACGAACTGAAGAATGATGTAACACTAAACACGGTTATTAATATGAGAATTATTGCAATTTCATCTTTATTTTTATTTTCCATCATTTGCATCTAAAATTTCAGATTTAAGAATATCATGCCCTTGTTTCTTTCGGAACTTTTTACCAACCTTTTCATCTGGATCTGAATTGTAATCATCAATTGCCTGTGAGTTTGTTGTTACCGTTGATATCACCTTTCCATACTTTTCCATGGAAATTTTCCAATGGCCATAGGAAACTAGTTCAACATTAATGTTATTATACATATTATAATTTTTTATAATTTTTTTATACTTCAATATCAGCCCAATTCGGCTGTTCTATCAAGCTTGGGTGAATATTATATGCTTCTGTTTTTGTACAAGATCTTGATGCAAATTCACCAAGTCCATATGCTGATCCATATTGATTAATACACATCTTTTCAGCATATATCATTAATTTATTTTCATCCCACCATACTCTAGTATGAGTATGTACATAATTTTTGTAATCATTTGATCGAATCCGATACAAACTATTTAAAATATTATCCTGGTACATCATCATTTGGTTTAATTAATTAATTTTTTTAACACCATAAAGATAAGGTATTAGTAATCATATAACCAAATTTTTTGACAAAAATTTTTACATTTTTTTTATTATAATGTATAACTAAGTTATACTGAATGAGTTATAGAAATAGGTGATTGTACTACATTCATATACATCATAATATATAGGTGTATTGGAGCTTAGGACTCTAGTTGAACCAACCAAGAACTATCTGAGAATATTCTTAGTTCAGAATTTGGGAAGCATTGTTTAACAGCCTGTTCTACTCCTGGTGTAAATTCATTACAATCGTGTCCACACATAACTCCATTGTAAGTTAGAAGAGGCAATGAGTTTTCAATATCATTTAATACAGATTCATACGTATGGTCACCATCAATATATATTAAATCAAATTTTGATGTATTCGTTTTGAAGAAATCTGAGAATAACATGTTATGGAATGTAACATTGGTATTCGTATTAACTACATTGTTTATACCAATAGTATTTGCCATATCAACACAAGTAACATGGTTAGCGTATTTGGCAAACAAATTAGTTGATACACCATTATGTGAACCTAACTCAAGTACATTCATATTAGGTTTAATAAATTCTTTACATAAATCATCTAATCCATATAATCCATTTACTAAAAAATCTTCTTTTGAATAAACTAACCCTTGATTATCCATTCTCTCTTGGCTTAAATTTACATTATGTCTCATTTCTTTAATTTTTTCTTTTCTTTAATTTTATTAAGTTTATTCTGTTCACGTTTATTTAAAACACCAACATCTTTTTGTGCTTTCCAAATATATAAAGTATTCTTCTCTTGTTCATCAGGTAATAAACTATTATGTTCACGTATATAAATAGGTGTTAGACGTTCTAGATGTACAAATTCAGTCCTTGTTTGTATTATAACTTCACCTCTTGACTTAATTCTACCACAAATGAAGCATGGTATTTTATTTGATTCCCCACATGATGGATTGTAACAAGGTTCTAAATTCTTAAACTGGTAATCAATTTTTTTAATAACTTTCACGCGCCGGTGAATAATCCTGAAAAGATATGATTACCTTCAATTATTAAAACGTTGTCATTAATTTTGGTTGTATTAAAATAATATATATCTGGTTCAATTGAACCATAAATTAATAACTGTCTTGCTAAATCATATGTTTTTAAAGTACTTTTAAAATTATTATTATTAATACCATTAAATTGGTGCGGTTGGTAAATAACTTCCTTAATAGTATTTGGCCAGTTACCATGGTTAATTCTGTTAATGATAACCGAACCAACTAATAACTTACCGTATTTAGATTCTCCAATTGCTTCGCCATTAATAATTTTAGATAGTAAAAGTGTATCATTTTTACGTGGTTTAACCGTCATATATGCATTATCATTACCAATTGGTATATTGTTATTACTTTCAACGGAAACACTTGAAATACTAAGGTTAACATATGAACCTGGAAAGATTAATAATAATAATATTAGTAATTTTTTAAACATAAAATTTATCCTTAAAATTTACAATGATAATATCCTTAATTTGATTTACAATATAATTTAAATCACCATTCATATTAATATTAATATTAACTAAATTATCATCTGAAACATTTTTTGTATTCCTGTAAACATCTATTAGAACACGCTTATCTAATTTACTATTATAGTTATAATTATATAATATTGAAAATAATTCATCACTAGTTTGACAATCAACTACAATCCAATTTGGTAGTACACCAATATGTTCAGTAACTAAATCACCATCTTCACTAACAACCATTCCTATTGATTGTTCATAAACAACTACATAATCCTTAAATAATCTTTCACTATTCATATTACTATGAAATGCGTCTAATATTTGTTTGTAATCATTAATAAATTCTTCAATAGTACATGATTGTCTTAATAATTGATAATCAATACCTTCTTTATAATTAGGATAATTTTGTTCAATATATGATAATAACTTAGCTAATTGAAACCCATTATTATAAACTCCTTCAATACTATTAATTTTAGATCTTTTCTTTAAAGATTTAAATTCATATTTAAGTAAACAATCAGGGATGTGTCTATTGGTATATTGTGTATTATGGTTAATTAACTCATAGTATGGTAATTTAAAAATTGAACTAACGTCATTAATAATACCTTCATTAAACTGTTTGATTATTAATTGATTATGGGAACTTTTAGATGTCATATATGTATCACAAAGATTATTATTAATCCATTCTTCAATTGTTATAGATCTTAAAGAATCTTTAAGCGTAAAATATTGAAATATTTTAGCGACTAATAAATTATCCTGAATATTATTTCCGATTAATCCAATAATCATTTAAACTAGTTTAATAAAGTTACCGTTTTTATCTTTTAGGATACCAATGTTAAAAGTATTTATTAAATTATTAATCATATATCCTAGAATATTAATAAAGCCAATTTGATGTATTTGAATTGAATACATAATATTATTCATATCAACTAATTTTCCTGAATAATAATGTATATAATTCCTTATGAATATTAATAAGTTATTATCAATTTTAATCCCATTATCATCATTAACCGCTTTTAATGTTTGGTTAATCCACTCCAAAACTTCAGGCCTTTCCATTAATCAAATAATAATTTTGATTGATAATATCCATTACACCATTCTGTTATTGTATGCATATCCACTATCATCTCAGCAGTCGAGTTCCTTGAATAATCTTCTGGTTTATTATACCAAAAAATAGATGGTTTATTACCTTCATTTATTTTAGGTAATTCTTCAACTAAGACATATATCTTAACTAAATTATTATTGTCTTTCATCCTCAATTTCTTTTATTTGATTTAAAATAGTATTTATTGCTTCTTCTGTAAATTGCAAATTCGAGGATAATTGATTATACTTATAATACAATTCACCTAAAGCTTTAAATAATATATCCTTATTTAAATTAATATCTTGATCTTTATTTTCATCATATAATTTAAATTCAGACGGTTCTTTAATATTTGTATCAATCATTTTTATATTTTATTTAAATTTTAAACTAGATTTAAGCTTAATGTCTTTGCTAGATAACTCGTCCCATAATACATAATAACAATTATAACATAAATATTTCAAATTTTCCAACCGTTGGTTTGTATTATCACCATCATTAAAAACTAATATTAATGGTACTGAATAATCAGTTAATCTACGTTCATTATATCCACATTCAGAACACTTTTCTTCAACTATATTTTCATAAAACAGTTTTTTAGATAACCTATCTACATCTGAGTAATGTCCTTCTCCTTCTAAAATTTTAAATATACTTTTAGATAACCTGTAATTAGATATAGCTTCAAAACTAGGTATGTTTTTATTTTTCTTTTTAAGATCTCGATTTCTCTCAATTAATAACTTATGGTAACTTTTACCCGATTCAGGTTCTATATATTGTTTTGCCCACCTATCCCATGTAGTTCTATGTATTCCACAAAATTCTGCAGCCTGGTTATTTGTATTTACATTATTATAAACATATATAACTTCTGACTCTGTTAATGCGGTTGATTTATTAAATATTAATCCCATGTAAAAGTCTAACTTCAATTAATTTTAAAAAATAAGATGCTCCTGCTCCTAACATACCATCAAAAAATAATTCTTTAATTAATGATAAATCTAACTCCAAAAGGAAAATATCATAATAAACTTTATTACTTATATATGGCCATATATAAACTGAAGGGCTAAATAAGATATAACTTACTAAAACACTGACCCAAACACTGGTACATAAGTAACAATTAATAATTGTATTTATAAAATTCAATGGATAATAATACCAAACATTTGGTAATTTAATTATTTTCCTAATATTTTCAAATAATTTAGATTCAGTTATTATTAAAGTAATAGTAAAAATTACAATACTCCAAATTAATAGCATTGTGTAAAATGAAGTCATTTTAAATAATTTTTTTGTTTTATATAAAAAGAAATGTTATAATCATTTAATTGTTTCGTAACTTTTTTAATTTCATCTAAATTACCAATATAAAAAGCTATATCATTCCTTGTAATTAAATTATTTACTATATAATTATACTGCCTTTCTGAGTAACCGATGCCCTTTAGTATATTAATTAAAGTTGCACCATCATTTTTATTGTTATTTAGCTTTACTTCATATAAGGTAGTGGTACATTTATTGCACATTAATTCATATCCTCCTCTGAATCTTGATTGCCTTCTGATAGTCTTCTTCTTTTCCTTCTTCTTGGGTTAGGTTCATGTGTTGGATCTTCGTATTCATCATCAGGCACCTCTAAATCTGGGTATGAATCTCTCCTATTATATTTAGATGGATTCATTCCTTTAAACCCCATAGTTTCAGCGCCAATGAATCCTAAATTCCATATTATAACATCAATTAACCCATTAAAAATAAATTCATCAATATGTTTATTAAAAAATATATTTGCTACCACAATTATCACTAATAATAATATTAATATTAAAACAGTAACTCTTTTTGATGAAATATTGCTTGTTGAGTCATTAGTTATAAATCCTTTTAATAACTCATTCATTATTTAATTTTAAAAATTTAGGCATCTTATCAATTAATCTAATCATTCTTTTTTCATGTTTAGAATAGGCTTTAATTAATATATATCCATCAGATGAAATTGACTCAACAGTTGATTTAATACCATTATGTATTGATCTCTCATTAATATACTTTACAAAATCACCAACTTCAATCGACTCCTTCGGATTCTTTTTATTATCTGGTTTTTTAGTACTACTATCTTTGGGTTCCTTAGTATTGTCAAGTGGTGGTTCATTTTCTTCTTCATCGCCTATATCCACATTAACTTCATCGTCCTTATTAGATTTCTCTTTTTTATCATCTTCTTTTTCGGGATTTTTGATATTATCAATAGCAGTTTGTATATCAGATGGAGTTAACGTAACAGAGCCTATTTTAATTTTCTCAATTAAATCAATATCAACTTCAGATGATTCACCATTAATATCATAACAAATAACTTTATCTTGGGTTATATCCGATTCATTAGATACAAAGAAATAAGCACCATTAAAGAATAACTTAAATTTCTTAAATTTATTTATTACATTAATTAAAATTTTCCTGTTAAATGTTTCTATTGCCATATTATAATTATATTTTAGTATATTTATTCAAGATGTGTTTTAATAAGTTGCCCATTTTAAATAAACTGAAATTCTCATATGTAATTTTAATATGATTTTTAGTTAAATTATATAATTCATCATACTTTGAATAAACTTTAAGTAATATTTCACCCGCTTTCTGATAATCGACGGTGAACCACGATGATGTTTTAAGCATAAACTCATTTACTCCTAATTCAGGAACTTTATCAACCTTACCTGGTAATAAAATAGAAGAGTTTTTATCTAAAAAATCTCTTTGTCCTGACCAATCGGATACAATGACTGGTTTTCCTGTTGTAGTGAATTCTAATAATGGACGCCCATAACCTTCACCATGTGTAAACGATACAAATGCTTTAACCTTTGGGTGATTATATAATTCATTTATTTCATTATCAGTTAACTCACTATGTAATAGATACACAGAAGGAGCTAAATGAATATTATCCTTGAATTTACTATTTAATGATATACATTGTCTGATTTTCTCTTCAAGTTTATACTTCTCGGAAATAGAATAACCTGAATCATTAACTTTTAATAATAATGCTGGTTGTTTACTCTTTTCTAATAACTGAAAAGTACCGACAAAAACATTAATTAATTGTCCAATATCTTTTCTATCATAACCAATTGCTCCAGGCAACCAATTACCAACATGCAAGAAACAAAAATCCTCTTTAATAGAATCTAAGATCTTGGATAACTCTGTTTTTTCATTATTACCAATTAACCTATATATCTCCGGGTTAATTCCTTCAAATAAAACTTCAATAGGTTTAACAATAGTTTGTAACTCTGAGTTTGGATTTTTGGTATTTAATAATGCATCCTTAGAATGTTGACTACTAGTTAGTATTAAATCCATTTTATTACAACCATCAACCCAATTTGAAGGAGCTTCAGTAGTCTCTATTCCAGCAGTTATACCTATATTAAATTTACCACGGTTAATAAATTCAGATGGTAATGATATCTGAATGTAAATATCAATATCTTTTTTAATACTATCAAACTCATACACTATACAATTAAGTATATCATCATCTTCTCCTGCAGTTAATCCTGTCAATGGCATATCTCCCCATGTTCTAGGTATTATTGATATATCATAATCATCATTAGAAATTAATGTTCTGACAATATCTCGCGACCTACAACCATAACCGGACATAGCAGCGATTGGACATGAAATAACTATATTTTTCATTTTAATCGTATTTCGTTATCTATTTTAATTAATTCAATTCTATCTCGTTTTTTATAGTGTTTCATTGCCATATAAAGGGTATCTTTAATACCTTTACACATATACCTTATTGACATTTTACCTTTGTTAGATAATAAGTATTCGCGTCCTAACAACCCTCTTTCTTTAAGGTCATTGGAATTTAATTGAGTTACAATTTCATATAACTTCTTAGATATATTTTCTACACTTATATAATCATTTTGAAGAAAAGGCGTTTCTTGGCTACCCTCGTAATTCTGAGAATCAGCAAATAAAGGAAATGCCCATTTACCACACTTTGTAACTAATCCGATATTATTTGATAAATTTTCTTTAGTGTGATTAAAATCAAATCCCATTTGATCTTGTAATCCACCGGTAACATTACTTAAAACTGGTGTTCCGGACATTAATGATTCAGCTGAAGATAAACCAAAACCTTCTGCATTTGCTATATTAATAGTTAAATCAGATAAGTTATAATAATAATTTAATTCTTTATTTGATATTTTTTTAGTACTGAATCCTATTTTGGCTCCAGAACATAAATGTTTAGCAACATCTATTAAGTTAGGGCCATTAGGATCAAATGGATTGGTATGCACTAATAACAAAAAATTATCAGATTTATAACCACTTTTACTATTATTAATTAAATCACAAAACTTTTTAAAACTCACTAAAACATCAATACTTCTTTTCCTAGTAATATTTCTATTATTCCAAAAGAAAACTCGGTTGACATCATACATTTTAAAGAATGAATCTTTAAATTTAATATAATTGTCATAATCTTCATCAAACTTAGTAATTGGATAGTACATACCCGGATCAATTCCATGTGGCACATAATTTAAAATCACAGTATCTTTATCAATATCAATGTCATTATCATTAATAGTTAAATCAACGGTTTTGATACTTGAATCTAATTTAAGTACTTCTTTGTGAATTACGTGCGTTTGTTTATTAATTGCCATTAAGGCATTACATGAAGCGTATGCACCTTTATTCCAAACAGGTATTGGTGCATTATCCCAAATTGAATAATACAGTATAGGAATACCATATTTTTGGTGAATTATATGTTCCATTTTAAAGAACCATTTCCAAAACCTAGGGTCAGTAAAAATAATTATTGCATCTGGTTTCTCTTGTTCTAATATTAATTCCATTATAAATTTATTACCATATCCTTTAACTGGATAAAGTATTACATGTGAATCATCGATACCGGCGGCTTCATTAACTGCTTTAGAAATATCATAGGCGTTTCCAGGAGGTGGTAAATTGGATGCTGCTAATTGTACCCAATCATAATCAGATGCCAATCCAACAATAATATTTTTAGACATTTGAGCAACACCACTAGTAGTGGTAATATCATCACTACATAATAATATCTTTTTTCTTTTCATTGGTCTTATTTAATAAAAATATAAATAAATTTATTCAGATATCCAAAGGACATTATAATTTTATTTATTTATGAGATAAAATCTATTATCATAAAGGAACTCTTCCATATCATTAACTTGAATATCAGTAAAATTATTTATTGAATCTCCATAATTCATATAATTGTATTTAACTAAATGTTTACTATTAATGCCAGACTTTAATTGTTCATCATAGGTTAAATCAAAAACATGTTTTTGTCCTAAGTAATGTCCTATTTCATGAATAATAGTTATATATATTTCTTTCTTATTATTTAGATCATGCGACACAAATATATTATCATATATAGGAGTATATACATCATATTTGTGGTCAAATTTCTCTAATATTGGTGTAAATCCTAATAATACTCTATCATTAATTTTTTCGCCATCAGTAATAGAAGGAATAATATAGATATTTATTGTATTCTTCTTCGAGTATGTTTGTACTAGCTTCAAATAAATGGCGCCACTGTTATATTTTAAGTTATTGTAAATTTCAATAATTGTTATTGGTTCAATGTGTATTTGTATATTGGTTGTGTCTATATTAAACTTAAATCTATTGTGGAAAGCAATATTTAACTCAGATTGTAATCCTAGTATTAATTCATTAGATTTAAGCCGCACTTCCTGAAATTGTTGAATATTGGAAGCTAATATATGATATGTAATATCAATGCCTTTATATTTATCTTCTTTATTTAAAATGAATAATTCACTTATCTCACCCAATGAAAGTAAAAAACTAAAAAATAAAACTAATCCTAATGACAATAATATTATTTTTTTATTCATATAGGATTCCCAAACATCAATAACTTATTTTATGATATATGTATTTTTAAATAATAATTTATTTTTTATCTTCTTAAATATATAATTATACTCAAATGTATTTAATTTTTTATTTTTATCAATAAATATAAAAAGATAATCTATATTTTTTAACATTAAGTCATACCTGTGTAGTATTTGTGATGCATGGTATTTTTTACCCTCAAAGTAATCGGGACTCATAACAGAATACATTTTATAACCTGTATAGGCAGGATTATATTCACCGAATTTAATATTATTTAATAAAGAAAATTTCTTAACTTCGTTATTACAAATGGTTTCAATACCATTATGGTAAAACGATACTGTATTATAATAAGTATCTTTAATCTTTTTTAAAAACTTAAGAAATGAAACTTTATCAACATAGGATTCATCACATATAAATCCAATTTTATACATAACTTTTAACTCTATTTTGTATAGGACAATTAACTAAATCTTCTTTAAATTCACAAAATTTACAATTATCAAAATTATTTTTATGTGATATTGCTTTAAATTCTTGGCTTAAATTATAAGTACCATCCTTATTAAAAACATCAGTAATAAATGAGTTAAACTCATTTAAAACCTTATTTACTGTTATACTTCCATTCGGCGGTGAGAATTTCTGTATTCTACTTATTGGATACATACAATCCTCATTAATTTTTCTTTTTAATATTAAATATTGTACATTGATATCTTTTTCATCTATTGAATGTAATTTAGATAAATATTTTTTATAAAGGATTAGTTGTGATGTTTTTGTTTTATCTTTTTTCTGCCATTCCCCCCAACCTCTAGTACTAGTTTTAAGGTCAATAATTAAATACTTTTTTGTTTTTGGTGAGTATATAACTATATCTAAGTAAGCAATAAAATATAAATTATCTATATTATCGATTTTTACGACCAATGGTAATTCAGTTGCAATTAATTCATCTTTAACATCAAAAAACTTAGCTATTTTCTTGCGCAATTCATTTAATATAGAAATACCATCTACATAATACTCAGATAACTCGGATGGTGTTAAATCTGGAGTAAGATTTTCCTCTTTACATTTATCTAAATATTTCTTAGAAACATCTTTTAATTCATTTTTAAGGTAACTATTAATATCAATTTCATTAGCAGACTTTTTGGATTTAGTATACATTACAGTTAAGTAATTCTGTATTGTATTATGCATTGAAGTACCAAATATTGTATTTATATTATCCTCAAATTTACTTAATTTCTTTATTGTAGATAATTCAAATTTCTTTGGACAATGTTTAAACATTGAAAATTTGGAATATGATATAACTTTTTCTTTACTGTAATCAATTTCATGTAATGGTAATGACCATATACCTTTTGCATAACTTTTTTTCTTAGACAATTTTCTTTAGATTTTTTTCAGTTAAACCATATCTTAATAAATACTCATTGATTATATCTGGATTAAATAATAATATTAAATTCAAATTATCAATTGTTTCTTTATTAGACCATTTCTCTTGCATTGAAATAAACTCAATCACTTCATTTGACATCTTTTTTTCAACATCTGTTAGTTTTGATTTAATAAATGAAGAAAACGGCAACTGGTTGGGTAATAAATCTAATAAAACTTTATAATGCATTGATGGTGTTAAATTATAACCTTGTACTAAATTAATTAATGGTACTAAATCATAATTCATTGATAACCATAAGTTGATTATATATATCGGATATTGTTTTTTTACATCATCCGGAAGATCTTCCCATTTGGTTTTATTTGATGTTAAAAACTTTATAAAATCCAAGGGACTTATGCCGTTATATTTTTTCTTAGGTTTTTCATCCGTGGTAACTTTTTTAACTCTAGGCATTTTAAAACTTAATCAGATTATCCTTTTTGTTATCTTCTGGGTTTTTTGTTTCTTCTTCATAACCCATTCCAAAAGGTGTGCCACATGCATCACACATAAAGGCTTGCTGTGGTACTACTGTATCCCTTGGTGTTGCAGTTATTAATTTTGATATACGTTGCATTACAACAACTTGTTTATAGTAATTATTATTACATACCTTACACGGAATTGGTTCAGCATTTTTTAATAAATTCTGCAATTGTATTTCGTCTAAATTAATATCATTCATATCTTATAATATTTTTAAAATTTCAATAATCATTGCCATTGCATTAATTTCTTTATTAATAACATTAATATCATGTCTTGCTGCATTAGCTATTTCTAATATAATATTTGCCTGATTACCTGATGCATATAATTCAACTTTTTCATATAAAAATGTATATAAATCATCAAAGGTTTTAATCTTATTATCAGCAATTATTTGTTTTATCTGTGTGAATTTATTTTTAGGATTTGATTTAGATTTTAACACTTCAAGAATTAATTCCATATAATCAAAACTAAGCAACTCTGGGTTATTTACTTCTAATTTACCATTAATAGAATACCTTTGACATTGTGATATTATCTTCCTTAAATCAGGATAATTAATTTCAATTAATTTGACAATATCAATAGGATTAAATTCAATATTTTCTTTCTTGAGGATTTTTGAAATATGTTTAGCTACCTCTTTCTTTTCAGGAGGATATAAGTTATAAACTTCACATCTGCTTTTAATTGGCGCTATGATCTTCTCTGGATAATTACATGTCAATATAAATCTAGCGGTTTTTGAATACTCTTCCATAATATTCCTTAATGCAGGTTGTGATGATAAAGCATTCAACCCATCAGCTTCATCTAGTAATATTATTTTCCACCTTGCAAATCCAACTGATGAAATAAAGGTTTTGATCTTGCCTCGTACAGTATCAATATTACTTTCGTCAGAAGCATTAATATATAATATATCAGCATCCAATGAATTTGAAATTAATTTAGCAGCGCTAGTTTTACCGACACCTTGTACACCAGAAAGAAGTAAATGACTCACATCATTATTATCTACCCATTTTTTGACATCTTTTTTAAAGTCATCGTTGCCAATATAATCTTCTAAATTTTGTGGACGATATTTTTCAGTCCACAATGAATTTTCTAAATTTGATTTAAGCATTTTCTTCTATATTATCTACTTCGATATTTTGTTTTTCTAACCATTGGTGATAAAGGAGTTTTCTATTAGCATTAGAAGTAGTCAAATCAGCTTTATATTCCATATCAATTTCACTATGTAAGATTTCATTTAATAATAAATCATCATAATATTCATTTACTTTTTCAATACCATGAGTCTTAACTATCCCCATACTTTTCTCATCAAATAAAACAAATTCATCTATAACCTTAGGTATAATCCTAATAAAATCTAAGTAATTATCCAATGATTTCCTATCATAATAATACTCTTTATTTAAAAATCTTTTATTATAAACAGTACTAGGTATTAATGGTTTAACACCAAGTAACATTGCTTCAAATATTGAGTGTAAAGGTATCTCATCATTAGTAATACAAAACAATAACTTTGCTTTAGATAATATTTTATAATATTCATAAGAAGAAATATTTAATTCATCTATTATAATTAGGTTGTAATCATGTAACTTATCCCTTAAAATTTTTATAAAATATTTCTCTTTAGTTGTTATATAATTTGAAGTTTGCACTACAATTAAATGTTTATCATTAAAATCCAATTCAATTTTACTGATATCTTTAAGACTAATATTATATGGAAATTTAGATTCAACTACATTGGAATTTCTAGTTTTTATTTTAGATATTATTGATTCTGAATTGATAAAAAAATCCCTTTCAACTAAATTATAATCATACATTTGTGATAATGATTTGATATAATAACTCATCCATGGTGTATCCTTACCGTAATTAGAAATGAAATTTTGTTCATATGACCAATAACCAATTGTTACAATTTCAATACCTAAATTATGGGCTAAGGTTCTTAAATGTAAAATAGTTGAATTTAATGCATTAGGAAATATCCATATAGTTTTAAAATTAAAAATCCTTTTATGCATTGATACTAAAGAATCAATATTAGCAGTGACAGTTGATGAATTGTATATGTAATGAACAAACTTATCTGAAGTTTGGATTCCATCAATGAATGTAACTTTAGCATTTCCCCAAGTTTCAATCTCTTTGCCAATTTTAATCCACCTATCATTAAATTTTTTACCGGTGGAAAAACTATCAACTATAAAGATATTAACCTTAGACTCTGTTCTATTATACTTTTTCTTGTCACTACTAATATTAATACTTGTCATAATTAAAGTACCTTAAGGATCTTAGTTGCTGTAACTGATTTGATTTCGAATTCCGGTATAGCTTCATCCCTTTTTTTGAAGCTATCAACAATTTCATTTGTAACGATAGCTTCAGCGTCAGTCACATTTATAGCCTTTACCAAATATTCTTCATTCATTTTTTTAACTTTCTCTCCTAAGTCTAAATGTACTATTGATTTAACTTTCCAAAATATTTCCATAAATTATGAATTTTTTTGATCTTCAACGGAAGCTTGTCTATATGGTGTTATTAATTTCTTAATTTCGCCTGAAAGCTTTCGTGCATCTGTAAATGATTTTTTGGTTTCTTTACTTTCTGCTTCTTGCCACTCTGTAAATAATTCTTGAATCCTTGTAAATAATTCTTTCGATTTACTCATTGTTAACCTTTTTTTAATGTTATTTTTAATTAATTTCTAAATTTTCAGGAGTTATAGCATATAGATTTAATTTACTTATTTCTATCTCTGATAACTCTTTTATTTTTTTGCCTTTAAAAACTAAAACATAAGCAACTTTAGTATCTTTTTTCTTGAGAAAAATGTAATTATTTCCATTAAAATCTGATACTATTGTTCCATATTTTAGTCTTTTTTTATTTTTTCTTTTAACCATTGGAAGAATGGAAGTACTTTAAAATAATAAAAAAGATATAAATTAATCACAATTATATTAATTAGTGTTAAATTTAATAATGAAGGATGCGATTCACCACATAGTCCAAATATATGTCTAAAAAACTCTGTCATATTTATTTTTTAAAATTTATAAAGAAATGGAGTATTCATATATTGACCATTTTTGTCAGGTTTACCGTAACCAAAGATTTCTTCTGGTTTATCATATAATAAATTAATATAAGTATTATTTACATCCTTTTTTGTTTGATTTGTATTTGATTTAATTATATAAATTTCATTTTGTTCATATTCTAACCTGTCATACTCATTAGACCATTTACTCAGATCTGAGTAATACATGTAATAAAATCTAGAATCAGTATGCAATTTTAAGTTACCATAAATATTTCTGGATCCAGAAATTTCAGAAATCATGCGTGTATATGAATTAACGTGTATTAATTTAATTGAGAATGCAAGTAACTTAACCAAATCCATTAAATACATACAACTATAATCTTCATCAGAATAAACTATAATAGTTTCTTTTGGGTCTATTTGATGTTGGTGGTTTATAGCTGTGGCTATTGCTATTTGGTTTTGAGAAATTTTACTAGAACTTTGAACTAATGTAACTTTATCCATATATAATTTAAATTGTTTACGATAACATAACCAATAAGTACTTTGTGATAATATTACCACAATTGAATTTAAATACAACCAATCCCTCTTTAATAATATCTATTGTTCCTGATAAACAATCTCTATTAGCTGCTAATATCTCTTTAACTTTATTTGAATTTAATTTAATTGGATTATCCAAGTCAATACTAAAGGTTGCTGGCATATTAAATTTAACATTATCTGTATTAAACTCAGCATAATTTAAAATTATATCAATTGAATTGTCTTTTTGAACTAATGCCATTACTTCTGAATCAGATAATACTGTTTTTGATTTAAGGAACTTATCAATGAATATATTATCAATATTTATTGTACATGAAATAGGAGGCAACTCAGCAATTTTTTTAGTTTCTGGAATTATATCTAAATCAGCTAATAACAAACTCATTTCATAATTAGAGTCTTTAAGAACCATCTTTGTAAATTTACCGTGTTCTTCATTAAGGTTAACTTCTAACTCGTCGTTAAATAATCCAATACCTTTTAACAATAACCCGGTATTAAATACACCAAACACCCCAGACTCAATTGGTATGTCATTTGCAGTTACAAATCCAATTAAATCCTTTTCTTGTGTTTGAAAATTAGTGGCTATTTTATTATCTTTACTAATTACTTTTACTGATTCACATAAGCCACCTAGATAGTATTTATCAATAAAATTTTTAAAGTACTTCTTATTCATTATATCTTTCAATTATCATTAATTATAAAAATTATTTATATTCTAACCAAATAACTTATGTAAAAAATTTCGAAATGTTTGTATTTAATTCAGGTTTACCAAAATTTAAACTAAGCCAATAATTATCTAACTTATTAAGTAATGCTGTTTCAAATATCTTATTACGGTCTATAGTATTATTAACAAACTCAATTACCTTTTTATGTGGGTTATCAACCGGTATTGCAATTGCCTCCATATTATATGGATTACTTCTTAAATATGCCCATAAGACTTTATCTCCATCATTTATAGGTGGTACGTCTTTAATTTTATTTAATTTAAGAAAATTATTGTAATTTAAAGCAGCTTTTACATGTACTGCAGTCCCTTTGGTATAATTACCTATTTCATTTGTATCTTTACTAGTTATATCTTTAACTCCGGTTGGATACATTAAATCCATTATATTAATGTTATTAATGGTCTTTTTAAAATCCTGTATCTTACTATTCATAAAATTTTTATCTTTATCATTCAAGATATCATTTAGACATGATTTAATAAAATCCCTAAAGACTTTTGGAAAATCTGATCTAACAGATTCCATTCCTTTTACAACAACTTTATTTACATGTTCTCCCTCATCATCCACGACTTGTAAAGCATATCTCTTTTTAATTGGTATAAACTTACCTTTTTCCATTTTACCCATAAAAAAAGCTCTTCTTGATATTTTTTCATACATAAACCTAATTCTATTATTAATTGAATTAAACCCATGTTTCATATACTTATCAACCATAGAATCAACTAACGGTTGTACAACATTAACAATGTCAACAACCTCTTCAACTGTATCTGTTTTCATTAATGGTATTGCAGATACACCTACCGAATCAGTGTCAGAATAAACAACTGGGCTACTGGTTAACCCATCATTCCTATTCTTATTATAATAATTAGTAATAGTTCTATCTGCGAATTTAATCAAAGATTGTCCAGATAACGTAACACTCTCACCATTTTCAGTATCATAAAACCTAAATGATTTTAATAATAATACACCATAAACAGTATTTAGTTGTATTTTTTTAATGTACTGTTTTCTATCATAATAAGATCTAACATTTTTATCATTAGTTTTCATTAATGATTTAAATTCTTTTCGTTTTGCAAACCATTCTTCAATAACCAATGGTATAACACCTTTCTTATTCTGGTCATATATGATTCCGGCTGATGATATGCATAAATTATTATCCTTTAAGTATTTAGTTAATTGCTTCTTACTTAATCTAAACTGTTTTTCTTGTGGAATATTAGGTTCTGGATTTATTAAGTTATTAAACTCACCAATTAAACTTAAATCCTTGACTATTTCAATATCATATTCAATATCATTTGCGTTTAAATAATCATCAGTGTTCCAATTCAAAACCCTTGCAAATTTAGTTTCAGGCGAAATATTTAATGACATTAATAATGATGGATAAAGTGATTGAACATCTAATGTATAAATCCATTTATGCAAGCCGATTACTGGTGGTTTAACATAAGCACCTCTAGCAGTATCCTTTGTTCCAAATTTATTGCTTGATACAACTAATCCCAATCTCCTGCAGAATGTTAATATAGCACCATCAATGTACATACTAGAATGTTCAATAGATTCATATGGTACATGTCCTTCATGACAAACACCGACTGCTATATTAATATAATCTAATTTCTCATCTAATGATATTAATAATTCAACATCTATAATATTATATGAAGCAAATTTTTCAATGTCATTATTATATAAATCATCTAAGTTACCTTCGTATTCAACTTTCCCTCTACCTAACTCTTCTTTGGCAATAGTATCCAATTTGTAATTAGATTTTTCTGATGGTGTGAATTTTTTATATAGATTTAAATAATCTAAAATCGATACTCCAGCTATACTAATAGTATAGTTATATTCATTGAAATTCCTTTGTTTGATAATATCAATTGGGCTAAGTGAATTGGCAACTTTATGACCAAATAAGTTTATTAACCTATTATATAAATAAGGCATATCAAAGCCACTTATATTCCAACCGCTTAATATATCTGGCTTTATTTTCTTATAAATATTTATGAAATATGTTAGTAATGATTTCTCATCATTAAATGTAATTAATGTATAGCCTATTTTCCGTTGATTTTCGAGAGGTTCTCCAATTTCTAATATATTATTATACTTTTTATTTTCTCTTTGTGTATCAATTAGTAAACATGTAAATTCTTTAGAATTGGTATCATAATATGAAATTGCATTTATAATATTATTGGCTTCTGTTGTAGTACTATATTTTTCTCCCTTAAGTACTTCAATATCCAAAAATAATGTATTTAAATCTTCTGAAGTTTCATCCGATTCTGAATATAAATCAATTAATGTTCGCACACATGCATTAACATCATGTTCAAAAACTAAACCAAATTTTAAAGCATCTTCAGACCACGATGATATCTTCTTACATTTTTTACCATCAATTGTTTTAAAATCACCACTATCATCTAATATATAAGCATATTTCTTATACGGATACTTTGAATATCCTTCTTTATCATCCCATAAATGTATGTTATTTGTTTTATCATCATAATATATGTTCTTATACATTGTTTATATCGTTATATTTTTGTCTAGTTAAATTTAATAACTTAAGCTTATTATCAATACCAATTGTCCAATTAGCATGATGTACAATTAAATTACTTGGTACATTAAATTCAGCAGTTCCATTCCAAACACCACCTATTGAATTAGCAATAGTCCAAAACTCATTCTTATCTAATTTACCTACTTCAATACCATGTTGGTTATTTCTTATTAAATCATTAATAATTATTTGATCATGAATAACTCCATTGAACCTTCTTCCGAGTTCATCACGAACTAACTTGAAAAAGTTTAAAACCTTATATGATTGATTACATATAAAAAAACCAGCACAATAAATATCATCTGAATCCATTTGGAAAACAATATCATATTTACCCATAAGCTCATTTACATTAATGTCACCAAAGAATTGTACATCACAATCTGCATAACAAAGTAACCTATCATCTTTTACATCTAAATTATCAATAATTGAATTAATCTTATCCATCATTGTTTTGTCAAAACCAGGAGCTTCATATTCACCAGTTCCTTTTTGTGCAACTTTAATAGGTATTAATTCATGTTTATTAAGATATAAATTAAAGGATGGTAAAAAGTATTTCTGATACAATTCCTTATGAGAATCAGAATAAATCGTTAGGATTTTCATGTTCAAATATTGTTTTTATGTTTTTAGCCATATCATTAAATGTAAATTTTGAATGTACATAATTCATTCCATTCAATGCAATTTGATTTCTTTCTTCTGTATTATTTAAATAATAACTTATTTTATCCTTTAAATCATTGTGATCATTATAAGTGACTAAATGTTCACCAATATTAAAATCTTTTTCTATATCTTTATAATGATGTGATATAACAAAAATACCAGAACCCATCATTCTTAGTAACCTATCTGATGTATATCTACTAGAGTTAAATTGGGATATATTAATTCCAATTTTATGTCTGTTATATAATGCACATTCAGTAGTATGGTTATTTATACTGCCTTTAGAATTCTTAAAACCACAACCATAAATACTTAAATTAAATGATCTTTGTACTTCTTCTATTACTTCCTTTCTATAATCTGATAAAGGGAATAACCCATTATTATAATTACCAATAAAAATTAAATCATTAACTGGATTAGTATTATGTTTTTTGAAATATAAAGGGTTAAAACCAATTTGCAAAAATGATGAATTAAATCCATTGAATTTAGCATATTCAACATCTTCAAAATTAGAATGTGCAACACAATGACAATACTTTCCAATATCATACATATATTCAGGGTATAGAATCCGTTTATCACCATTCCAAATGATTATCTTAGATTTATTAGTAATATATTCAGCCAATTCCTTCGTAAGTACACCTGTTTGCTGTAATTGAATGAATACATAATCAGGTCTAGTTTTATCATAATAATTTTTTAATTCATTACTACAATTAAAATTTGATTTATATTCACAATACTCAGGAAATGTTTTTTTCATATAATATGAAAAATTACCTAGTATATTATCAATCATTAACCCGACATTTAAAATCTTCACTTAAATTAATTTAGATGGAGGCAATAAATAGTAAGGACCTGATATTCTATCTTCTTGTGTATATGTTCTATATTGAGATTTATGTATATGATGTGTTTTAATATCTAATGATGGATTAATAACATTAAATCCTTCTTCCTTAAACACTGCTGCAATTCTATTATCACATCCTGGTTTACCTATTGGAAAATCTGACTTTTCTAATAATTTATCAGTAACATTAATATTTCTTACAATCCATGTATCTTGAGAATCAATCCTATCAAATATTTTTCCATCTTCCCATCTTGTTAAACATATTACTTTATTATTCATATCATAATTTTGTAATAAATCTAATGTTGAGTCAAATATAATATCACTATTAGATAAGATATAATTGTTACCATCAATCCTAGTATCTAATAAAAATTCTTTATATGTAATTCTATTTTCAAATTTACTTTTAAATTTAAATATTTTTTCATGGTAAATTGGTAAATTACAATCACTAAATACTATTATTTTATCTAAAATACCCAATTTAGTATTTTCAATTAAACAATGATCAATTTCATATTGTCTATCAATATTATCTGTTTTATAATATTGTGTTACTAATATATTTTTCATGAAATTTTTATATAAAAAAGTTATGAATTACATTACCAGTACTAACTACTTCTTTACTACTTAATTTAATATATAAGTTTTTATATTTGGCAAATACTTTCTCAGGTGTTGACCCATTTTCATATGCTTTAACCATTTCATCAATTGATTTAAGTAATAAAAATGTATCTGAGTTGGTAACTTGTTCTAGTATATATTCATTACCATTCACCCATTCATTGATATCATCAATTGTTTTATTATAAAACATAAAATTATGTAATATTACTGCAGCACATCCATTTGTTGTCCATCGAGTTATATCCTCATAATTATATGCACCTTCCAAATACTTATCGAATTCGATAATTGACGGTAAATGGAATAATGATTCTGAAATAGTGTTCTTACTATGCTTTGTTTTATTTTGATTAGATTGTGATAACTCCTTTGGTATATGTATTGATTTAAATGTACAATTTTTTAAGTCATAATCATAATAATAATAACCATATACAACTGCCCTAGATGGAGATGAACTATCTGTTGTCACTTGCATATTTGAATTTATATCATTTAATGACTTCTGAAGTTGGCTAAGGAGTAAAAAATCTATAACTTTACTGGCACCTAAGATATGTAACCATTTATTATTATCTTTATATTGTTCTTTACCTTGCATTAAAGCAACTAAACATGACATGAACCTATATATAGATAAACCTGCACCTCCCATTCCCCATCCATTAAATTCAAAATGCTTTACTGAATCATACCATAATTTATATGTGTACTCATCATTTCCTTGTATTACATTAAGAAATTCAGTTTTATTATTAGGAGTTCTATTTTTAGAAAAGTAATTAAAATTATCTATACTAATTTCTAATGCTTCATTAAATTTACCATCATATTTTAATCTTGGAGGAATATCTAAATTCATAGCAACATGAGAATTATTTTCTAACCATCTTAAGATTAATTCACGACTAAAGTTCTCTTTTTTCACGGCTCCGGATGCAATTTGATATCCACCACTATCTCCCATTACAACAATATCATCAATTAAATCAAATCCAGCATCTTTATAATAGTTTTCTTTTTTATAAAAGTGACCTGCAGTAACTAAGAAATATGGATGTCTGAACTTTTTGGGGAATGTTGGATCATAGAATCTATATGGTATATCATTATTTAGTTTCTCATTTTTAACCATTGCTTGGCCAAAATTACCCACAGAGAAAGATGGGAAGTATATAAATTTTCTTTGCATTTTTTTAAATATATTTTCTTATAATTTTTACTACTTCTGATTTACTTAACTTCTCTTCTATTTTATGGATATTATATGATGTGTCACACATTGGTAAATGAATATTTTTAAGAATTCCTTTATCTTTATATTCAGAATAATATTCATGAATTTTATCAATGTTACCTTTATCAATTGTATATTTTAATTGATCAAGCCTTTGGATATCATTAAATTCTCTAGTTGAATTAATTGAATTTAATGTTATAACTTGCAACTCATATCCTGAATTAATTAAATTAATTAAATCATATAATAACAGTGTTTGGCCACCATCAGCATATGAATTATTAATAAAAATCGTTATACCTAAATTCTGAATATCTTCAATTATCCATTTTCTAGTTTCAATATCATTTAAATCAAAATCTGGATAATTGTATGATTCAATATGATAATCTTCAGTTAATTCATCAAAAATAGCTTTACCTAAATCCCTTTTTGATCCAGTAATTCCAATAATTTGCATTCTATATTTTTTAAATTTTCTGTTTTATATATTATTTTTAATGCAGGTATGATTTCATCACGTCTATATTTATCATAATGACATTCACCAGATTGTTCACCTTGTATCATTACTAATGCCATTTTTAAATTAGATTCTACATTTAATGGATGAATATTATATTCTTCTGAAAATCCTAACTGAGTAAATATTCCCCATCTTCTAAAACAAACAACACAATGACCACAATTATTTGGCTCACCACTTAAGCATGAGCTTGTATTTTTTAATTGGTCTATAGTAATCCAATTATGTTCAATAGCATGTTTAACTAAATCTAATTTTCCCCAACCTAAATCTGCAAATGGAAATCTTATTTGTACATCTTTTTGTAATACATATGACATTAAATCATTCCACTTTTTAATAAATTTATAATTCTTATCAGTGCTTTTATCATGAATTTCACCTTGTAATGCACCCAGCCAAATTTCATCTACATCATATTGACATGCAGCTAATGTGGATAATACAGCATTTCTACCAGGTATTATAATATTTCCTGATAAAGAACCTTCTTTACTAATTAACTCATTGTCAGAAGTTAGCCAATCTACATTTTTGACTATTACATCAACGTTGGATAATTCAATTGATTTTAATTCTTTGAAATTGTATTCCTGACCTATATTATAATATATACAAATTGGTTCACCATGACGTTCTGAATTTGGATATAAAGTTTTAAAATATTTATACATCAAAACACTATCCAGCCCACCACTATATAGTATTGCTATTTTTTTCATATAATTATTTTTTTAATTTCAGACCAATCATTATATACATCTATTTGACTTAAATATTTGTTTCTGTATAAACTAGTTCTTATTATAAATTGTAGTGATCCAAACATATGCGCAGCATAATTAGCATTGAATATATTATCTTCAAAAATAGCTAAAGGAGGATATTGATCTATTATTAAAGCTTTATCTGCATTTAATTCTAATAATTCTAATTTAAAATCAAAATCAAAATTATTTTTTAATAATGATATTCGATTGAATCTTATCTTTTCTGTTAATCCACATGATGACACAAAAATGATATTATTATTTAAACTTAAATATGTTAAAACGTCTATACATTTAGGTCTAATTGGAATTGTTATATATTCATCAGATTCAAAAAATTCTAATAAATAATCCCATAAATTTAATTCTGAATATGATTTGTCTATATCATATAATTTAGAACCATTATAATAATATTGTTGTCTTAACCATTTATCAAAATAATATGTAGTATCAATTATCGTATCATCAATATCAACAATAATATTATTCATATATCTTTTTTGCTACTAAATCAACATATTTTCTTTTAATTACATCTTGTCCATTCATAGTATCATTAACCATGATAAATATTTGCATAGATGCTGTATCGAGATAAATTAAATTACCATTAATTACACTTTTATCAATGATAACATTATCCATCCTTTCTGGAATATTATATTTAACTTCTTCAGATTTTCTATTGAGTGTGCGATATTTAGCTCCAATAACTACTATTAAAGCTAATAGTAAAAATGGAAAATAATCATTAAAAAATTGTCTTAGTGAATTCATTTCAATAATTTTATAAAATCATAAAATTCCTGACGTGCTGCATTATTATCCATAAATGCGCCAGATAATTTACTAGTTAACATTTTCGAGTTATGTTTCACGCCTCTTACACAAGAACATAAATGAGAACATTCAATTGCAACAGCAATACCCCCATTACCATCAATTATTTCATCCAAATAATTATGTATTTGTGTAGTTAAATTTTCTTGTACTTGTGGTCTTCTACTAAAAAATTCAACTACTCTATTTAATTTACTTAGTCCAACAATTCTACCATGTTTGGATGGTATATATGCAACATGCGCTTGGCCATAAAAAGATAAATGATGGTGCGCACACATTGATTGTACAGTAATATCACCATTGAAGACAATACCAGTATATCCATCTGTATTTTCAAAGGTAGTTATATTTGGTGCTGGATTATATAATCCTTCAAATAAATCATTAACAAATGATTTTGCTACTCGTTTCGGTGTATCTTTAGTATGTGGATCCTTTTCCCAATCCTTCAACCCTAGCTCACTTAAAAAAGTTCCATAAGCTTTTGCTGCTTGATTAATTATTACTTGTTTATCAGTTTCTGATAAATCATTTGGATTAAAGCTTAAATATTTAGGATGTTGTAATTCTGTCATTAATTATTCTATTTATGTTTAATATAAAATAAATAGTTCAAATAACCAAATTTTAAACATAAAATAATTTTGAATTTAAAAGATTATTTGAAAAATTTATGATATTTTCTATAGTTTCTCGTTTATATCGATAGTAATCTTGTCCATCTTTTCCATTTTTTCGTAGAATTAATCTTGAGATAATTCGTTGGCGTAAGATATTTGAGTCAATAATAGTCGGTTGCCAATCATTGATTAATTCAGTTGGCGCATCATTTAAAATATCAACTAAATTAGTACCTGGTTTAAAATCACGCCTAATCATTTCATAATTTACTTCTAATAATCTTTTATTTAGATATAGTAATTTATCTTTGAAAAAATTGATATGGCCTTTACCTAAACTTAATTGTAATGGAATTTCAGATTTAATTTTAAAATCATTTTTTCTTAACCCACCTGTAATTACAGTAATTTCAACTGATTCAGCTATGAGATGTTGATCTGCTAAATATTTAGGATTCACTCCTACATTTACCCTTGCCATAAAATTTCAAATTTTAATTAAAGGTAAATAATTTATTTCAAGTAACCAAATATATTCAAAGAAAACCCACCAAGTGTGCATTATGAAGAGGCATGGTGGGTGTATTTTTATTTAATATTAGATGTTACATTATTAACTGTTCTTACAAATAATTTATGTGTATTTACAGCTGAGAAATTAATATCTAGTTGATCAATAGTCTTCTTAAATTTCTTATACAATGATTCCAAATCTTTTTTAACTAAATTAGTTACAAATTTATTAACCATTTCCTGATCATCTTCCTTGACTAAGTTAAGATTAGATTTATTTTCATTTGTTGATTGTTTAGCTAAATTGGCTAATACAGCCACTGCTTTTGCTAATGTCCTATTATATCCTTTAATTCTTGATATTAAACGATTATATAAACGTTTAGCTTTACCCCATAAATCAGATAAAAATGATTCATTAACTTTATCTGGGTTTGTATTATCAATACTATACTTTAACTTAGTTACAGTATCACCAGCAGTTGCACTAATAGCATCATTTAATACATTTCGAGTTGCTTCATTTACTTTTGTTAATGCCAATTCAAATGCATCTTTGTATTTTTTTGAAGTGCCTTTATTAACATTATATGGTGTATTAATTTTAACTATATAATTTTCAGTTTTTAATATAAAATCTTTTGTATTACTAACCTCAATAAGATATTTAGTTAATTCATCATCTAGTGGCTTTGCAATCTTTTGTAAATTTTTTAGTTCAGCTTCTAATTTTTTTATCTGATCAGATAAATTACCAAACTCTTCAATTTTTTGTTGGAGTTTTTTATCCATTTATTTTATTTCCTTTTTTATAATTATATATACCATAAATATTCAAACCAATTATAATTGTACTTAAGATAGCATGACTCCAATTTGAAATTAAGTAATCATACAATATCCATAAACCATCACCAATAATCCACATTATCATTGCTAAAGATGATTTCTTTAGTGAATTTACATAAAAACCAGCTAATACTAATAGTGTAGCAAACCAACCTAATACTGTAATCATATCTTAAGAATTATAATAATCTTTAATTGCTTGTGAAGACCATTGACGTAATTGGGTATTAGTCAACTTGGGTTTATCTTTATTTTCTTTGATCTTTACTTCTTGTTTTACTTCCAGTGTTTCAAGTGTATCTTCAATGATTGGTTTATTAACCTTTTCAGTTATATCTATTAACTCATTGTCACTCTTATTAACATTTTCATTAACATCATTTTTAAGTTGATCTTTAGTATTTACTTTAACTTTTGCCATCCTTTAAACTTTTTTAATTATAAATATATTTATCCTTCTAAAATTTCACGTTCCTTAGTAAGGTCACGATTTATTGCTCTTTTACTATCGAATTTATCCGGATATCTTTGTTTTAATTTTTCAATATTTGTCTGTAATATTTCAGTTAGGTCAAAATTATTATATTTACAGAACCCTGCGATATACCACATTAAATCCCCAATTTCTTCTTTAACATTAGTAATATCAATATCTTTACCGTATGCCAAATTCTTTTTATAAACGTCGATCAGTTCACCTACTTCCGTCATCATCCCCATTAACATATGTATTGACGTCATATCTTGATATGAATTATTTAATGGTGCATTAGTTTTGTTTGCATCTTCTATATATTGATTCAGTGAGTACTCATTATGATTTACGCACACAAATGGATCAGCAATGTCAATGGTTACATATGACTTAGTTTTTTCAAAATTATATTTATAATCAATCATTTTTTTTTGTTTTTAATTTAATTTTTTATTCTATAACTTCAAGCGCATTAGGAGGTATATTACTATATGTGCACACACCGTATATATCTTCGGAATACATAGATCTATAATTAGGATCTATGAAGAATTTTACTTCTTTTAGTTTTGATAAATCAATTCGTAAAATTTTTGTTGGAACTGTTGACCTTGTCCTTTCATTTCATAATTCTACTTTACTATTATTCATTTTTTTTTAATTTTCTTCCAATTAAATTTGTGTAATTCTATTTGCATGAATGATATTATATGTTATATTTTTTATTTATCAATTAATTCAATATCAACTAAATCAATATAATATAAAATCTAATAATTGTAATAATTAACTATAAATTTTATTCATTTGATTGATATTACACCAATCAAATCTTTCGGTTGAATTAACAACCAATGGCGTATTATAATCGCCCAAATGTTGTTTGTAAATATTAATTGCACCATTAACATCTCGATTTATATCATTACCACATTCACAAATATATTGTCTGTCGGATAAAGATAAATCATGATTAATGTCACCGCATTTACAACATGTTTTTGAAGTCCATGCTTCATTAACTTTTATTACTTGATTACCTTTAAGTTTACATTTGTATTCTAAAAGGTGAACAAAAGTTGCTAAATTCCAATTATTTAACATCTGTCTGTTTAATTTTCGGAAGTTAGTTTTAATTGCTTTTTTGATATTAGTTAATTCGCCTAAGATTATTGTATAATCACTTAAATCTTTAGATGTTTTATGTAATATTAAATTGGTTTGGTTTTTCTTTTTATTTTGTACATACTTTATTTTTTTATTTAATTGTTTAAATTTATTACTATGCTTAACTTTTATATCTCGTTTAGATTTTAATTCATCTATTCGTTTATCATGATATTTTTGATTTTTACTAAGATATTTTGAATTATATACTATACCAGTATCTGTTTTTGGATTATAAGTAGTTAATAAATTCTTTTTGCCTAAATCAATACTAAGTATATTATCAGTTTTAAATGGTTTTAATTCTGTTTTTTTATATGTTATACTTGCGTAATATATATTTTCTTCTTTATATATTTTTAATTGTTTGATTTGACTTTTAGATTTATTTCTATTACAAATTAAATCTTCAATTGGTTTAATATAATTTAAATTAATATCTAATTTTCTGTAATTTGAATATGATATTCTTAAATTATTTCCTGATATTATAAAATCTTGTATAAATGATAATGTAAAGAAATATTTTTCACCTCTAAATCTTGGTGATTTAGCTGTATTATCTTTTTTGATTAATCTAAAAAATGATGAATAATTACTATGTAACGTTCTTAATACTTCTTTTTTTGAATCAAACGTCAAATATTCTGTAATATAATCTTTTAATTCAGATTGTTGTTTGTAATATGATATGAATTTTTTATTTAATTCATATTCATCTTTTAATTTACCTAAGAAATGATTATATAACTTTCTTGAATCATTAGACATTGAATCAATAATACCTTTTTGGATATCATTCAATTCTAATTTTATTTTGAAAGTTAATAACATATACTTCTTTATTTATTATAAATATATACTAAGTATTATAAACATTATGTTTATTGAATATTTTTATTTGTTTTATGAAACAATATTGTTTACTAATATTATTATTTAAACTAATCTTCTAGTATCAAATGCCATTATGTGCGGCCTTCCTGTAAAATTATATCCATTTTCCACACAAAAATTAATTACATCTGGATATGTTTTTATAAGTTTATCCCTACTATCTCCAGGCGGCATAATCCATATTTTATCTTTAGGTATATTATGTAATTTTATAAAATCCAAAACTTCATTCCATATTTCAGGTTGTGATAAAGGATTTACTACTGGTTTAATTTGAAAATCTAAATGTGAATTAATTAATTGTTGTATTGCAATTGGATTAGTTCTATTTTTTTCATGTTTATCAACTTCATTCTGTGTAACTTCCCGTCCCCATTCAGTTTTCAATCCTACTATTGGAGTAGTATTTGAAAATTTAGGACTAATAGAAACTAAATGAATTGGTTTATCTGTATGAATTTCTTGTGAACCCTCTGTTTCAATTGTCATTATTATACCACGCTCATGACAAAAATTACATAATGAATTAATTAATGCTGGATGCATGCTCGGACCTCCGCCAGTTAACATCATTTCAGTAATATCAGGACGGTCATCATACATTTTAATAATATCATTAAAAGTGTATATACCTTTTTCAAGTTTCCATGAATTTCTCCAGCTATCACAAAAACCTCCTTCTTCTCCGAAAAAACACCTTAACTGACAACCTAATGTTCTTATTACAATTGTTGGGAGTCCTGCCCTGCTGCCCTCTCCTTGTATTGCTTCATAAAGTTCGTTTATACTAAGAACCTTATTATAATCTTCTATAACTTTCATAATTAAAATATTATATTAAATTCCGTTTTTTGCAATTTTTTATAAGCTTAATTAAATCTTTATACATTTTCTTTTTTGGAATATCTAATTTTAATTTTTTAATATCAGACATGATATCCTTCTTCTTTATCTTATCAATTGATAAAAAATATTCAATATTGTCCCAATTAATATTAAAATCACCCTTTGTGTGAAAATTACATTCAAAAAAACCAGAAGACTTAGTGGGATTAGTAGGAACCTCGAAAAATTTATCTGTAAAAATCGTTAGTGTCCAATAATTGGACATTACTTGAATTGTGTTACTAATTCTTTTCATAATAAGAAAATATTTTATTGTTATTAATAATTTATTATTTAATTAAAATATGACATTTAATATCTGCGGAATCCATTTGTGATTCAATTAAACTTTTAAACCAGAATAAATCATTAATTATATCTTCCGATGGTATTGCACATAATGATATAACTCCTAACTCATCTAATTTATTTAATTCTTCATAACCTTGTTGTGTAATTGGTACAAAGGTGGTATTTTTCCATTCATTTAATATTTCTGATTTCATTTCTAAAGCATTATAATCCAAAACATCAGATGTCAACAAAAATGACATTTGAAATGGTTTAATTACTGTGCCATTAGAAATTAAAATTGGAAAGTTTTCTATAAAAAAGTTATTCATGATTATTTACTCTTTGGTTTTGTTTCTTCTTTCTTCTTATCTATTTTATTAAATGTAGGCAGTTCATTATTTAATGGTTCTATTGTTTCAGTATTAGTAAGTAACTCAGATTTTTTATATGCTACATTACCAGTAGGTAACAGTTCCTTTATCGGTTTTACCTCTTCAATAGGGTCAACTTTTTTAAATCCCATTATACCTAGATATAGCGGTTCTAACTTATACCCCTCTTCATATTTTGCAAAATATTTTTCTAAATCTTCTATAGAAGATACTTCAGCAATTAAGCGCTTTTCTATATACTTGGATTCACCAAATATTCTATGTGGGTCTAAATCATGCAATGGATTAAATTTTGATTTATTATCTTCACTATAACCAAAATAGAACTCATTGGTACTTAAATTACGTGTTCTATACAAATACATTTTTTTTCCTTATTTTAAATTAAAAAATTGAATTATTTTCGTCATTAGATCTCAATTCTGATAAACGTTTCTTTAGAAGTTGTTTATCATAATCACTATCAGATTTCATATTCCTTGTGGTTTCCATTCCTTGTTCAGTATTAGGTTCATATATATTTATTAACGCTTTTGATGTATCCATGTGCATTGGAAATGTAACACCATCTACACCAATTCTATTTTTAATAATATGTAACCTTGCCGTGTTACTTATTTTATCTTGAGCTTTTCTATTTATTGAAGCCGCAAAATCTACGGGAAATAGTTTGGCAAATGCTCCTGCCATTCCATCTCCTTCAATTTGTTGACCTTGAGTTGATGCTTTATTAGCTTGTGATACTGTATATAATGGTACATCTTCCTCTATTGCCCAACCTCTTAACTCTTCATATAATACTTCCAATGCGTCATGTTTCTCATAACCTTTAATTTCATATTTCAACAAATCTCCATAATCTAATAATATTAAATCCGGATTAATATTCAATGCTTTTAATTTATTAAAATGAGCTTTAAGCCCAATCAATGAAATTGATTTAGATGGAAATAATTTAATTATTAATTTACCTGATATATCTTTTAACTTTTTCTTAACTTCTTCCTTATATGTTGGTAGTTTATCTAATGATATACCTGATAACATGGCATCATACCTTAAACCAACGTATGATTCATTTAACTCTAAAGTATAATAAACAACTGTTTTTCCTTGCCTCAATGCTTCAGCACCTAATGCGCATAAAATAAATGATTTACCTCCGCCTGATCCAGCTATAAACACTCCTAATTCACCTCCAGCTAACCCACCTTTCATAATATTATTTAATACTGGCCAGGGGGTTGCTACTACATTTCTTGTTTTTTCTTCATATCTATCTTCAATGTTAGAAAAGTAATCCAATCCAATATCATTATTTAAACCAATCTTTAAAGCGTTATCAATTAATACCTTGATTTTATCATAATTACCTGATTTAACTAATGGTACTGATTCTAATATTGCTGATTTAATTTCTTGGTTCTTGCAAAACTCAATTGTTGTTTGTTTAATAAAATCTAAATCTGTAGACTCTAAATATCTAATTGATTCTTTTAATATTAATACTATCTCTTTCTTGAATACATCATCCGAAATTTTATCAATTTGAACCTTAAAAACATCTAATGTAGGTATTAAGTTATATTCATGAAAATATTCAAGTGTTTTTTCAAGTAAAAATTGTATGGCTTTACTATCAAAGTATTCCGGTTTAATTAAATCATATATAGAACCTAAAAAATTTTTATCAGATAATAAACAAGCAATTAGTTTAGTCTGAAATGTATGACCGTAATTGCTAATCTTTTGTTCCATTTAATGTATATATCTTTAATAAAAGCGTAATGAGTTATTTATAAATATTTAATTTTAAAAAGGTATCTCGTAACCAACCATCAATATTTTTAAATGAATCTTCTAATTTATTTCTTATTAACATATATTTAAATTTATTAACATTCAATGTAGTTATTGGTTGATTTAATATATCATCAATCCTTTGTTTAGCTTGTCCTGATATATTTACTTCACTTAATTGCATTAATTCATAATTTAAATTAATTTGATCTGTCGATTCTGATAGTGTTTTTATTAGTTTTTTCGGGTTCTTTTCTTTAAGTAATATATTTACCTTATCATATAAATTTTCCTTTGAAAATGGCATTGTAATTAACTCAGGGAATAATTTTAAAAGAGTCTTTAAGCCTGCGCCATTTACTCCTGGTATATTATCTGAACTATCACCGGTTAAAGCGCGGTATAATAGGTAATTCCTATTATCAATATTTAATTCACTTTTAATTAATTCAGGTGTATATAGCGTTTTCTTAGTTGGACTCCAAACCCTGACCTTCTCATTGACTAGTTGAAGAAAATCTCTATCAGTTGATATAATTGTTATCTTATTATCAGTATTTTCATAATATGAATTTACAATATATGATATAGTATCATCTGCTTCAATATTATCAATAATTACAATTGTAACCGGAAGTAAATCTAAAAATTTAGTTAGAATATTCCATTGTCTTTTTAATGAAACCTCTTCAGTTTCAGCAACTTCAATATCTTCAAACCTATTTAATGATTGCTTAGCTTTCCTATTACCTTTATAACCAGGATATTTTTTTCTTCTTCTGGCGGAACCACCTTTTCCATCAAATACTAATATACATCTAGTACTAGAAAATTGTCTAATATTAGAGCCAATAGACTTAAGGAATCCTACAATACCACCAATATGTTCGCCATTTTCATTTAAAACAGGTATTGCACTGAAAACTCTAATAAAGGTATTTAATGAATCAATTATTAAAACATTTTCATCTTTATCATTATTCTTAATTGATAATTTTAAATTCTGATATACTTCCTTAAGCCTATTACTCATGCAAAATTTTATTATTCTAATTCTCCAAGTTCAACGTCGTCAATACCGTAATCCTGATTAATTTTATACTCAGTAATAAATTTATCACAAATTAATTCATAAATCCATTGTCTTAATTCAGGGTTAATCTCCATCCAAGTTGCAAAGTCTTTAGATCTGAACTTAAGTTCATTATCTTCTATCTTCTTAACTTCACCAGTGGTTGGATTAATAATTTCAGAATTAAACTTAATTGCATTTTTTGTTTTACTTGAAATGTACTCGAGTGGCAATGTCCATGAAGTGCCGGATTTAACTAAATTATATGAATTTAAGAATGTTAACCAAGAACCATAATTATCAATGCCTGAATCAAAATATACATCATAGTCAATTGATTTCAGCGGAGGACCTAATCTATTCTTAGCTATAATCGCCCTAGTTTTTATACCAACAATTTGTTCAATACCATCAACTTTTAACTTAATTTGACCCATTGATTTCAACCTAATCCTAACTGATGCAGCAAATGGTAAAGCTTTACCACCTGATGTGGTAATCTGCTCCCCAAATCCTAAGCCACCTAACTTAGATCTTATCTGATTGGTAAATATTAATGTTATTCTTTGTCTTGATAACATTGTAGTTAACTTACGCATTGCTTTAGATAGTATAATTGCCTTAGCTGTATTCCAACCTTCTTTATCAAAATCGGCTTCCATTTCCAATTTAGTAGTTGCACCCATTACAGAATCAACTACTATAGTTACTGGTATATCTTTATCAGATGCTCTAGTTTTAGTTATTATTGATTCAATAGCTTCGAATATATCCTCCAAGGCATCTATTTGTAAATATATCATTTTATCAATATCTACACCTACTGCTTTAAAGTATTCTCTGCTTACAGCTGCTTCCGTATCTATGTAAATCCCTAAACCACCTTTTTTCTGAGTATTAGCCATTGCGTATGCAGCTAATAAACTTTTTCCACTTGCGCTGTCTCCAAAAATTTCTACTATACGTCCCTCGGGATGTCCAGAATTAGGCCTATTTCCAATAGCCAAATCCAACATATCAGAACCAGTAGAAATGAATTCTTTTACATCACTCATTACTCCAGTATCTGATAAGTAATGCGCGGTGATATTAGGGTTACTTTTAAATTGATTATTAAGTGTATAAATTAAAGAAGTGCTTAAAGCATCAACTGTACTTGAATCTAATGTCGGCTCTTCTTTTTTCTTTTTTGCCATTTCCTAAATTATTTAAACATGTCATCAAATGCAGCATCCAAATCATCAACAGCTGTTACTTTTGGTGTATCAACTTTAGTTGATGTCTTTCCAGTCATTTTTTCAACCTGTTTTTGATTTGGAGTTGGGATATCTTCTTGCAAATCATCTAAAAAATTATCAGATGATTTCTCATTTTTACTACTTCTGGTGGTCTTGGTGTTAGAACCTTCCTCTTCGGGCTCAACATCTGTTTCCAAATTATTAATATAATTCTCCCAATGTTTCTTCATCTCATCATATGTTGGTATTGTCCATAATTCTTCAATTGTAGGTTGATCATCTAACATTGCTAAGACCGTCTTATCAGTAGTAACTTTTGATGTAGTCCGTTTAGGTCTAATTGAAATTTCGTTAAAATGTTTACCATTGAATGTTTTATCCGATTTAGTTATATCTACTGTTAAATCTGTTCCGTCGCTTAGTGATGTAATATCCCCATAATCTGGATCATCCATTAATTTAAGTAACTCCTCATTAATGAATTTATTAATTCCCCAAAACTGAACACCTTTTTCTTCCTCACCTCTTACTAATACAGGTATATAAGTACGTATCTTAGGCATTAATTTAGTACCTGATATCCAATCTTCTTTACTACCTGAATTTTTTAATTCTTCTGCAATTTCAACAACGGGATCTGGGGCGTTTATTGTCATTGGGCTAATTATCGACGATCTTGCAAATGGTTTATAATAAATATAAACATCTATAAAAGGCCAATTTTTATCATGTGTATAAGGAACAATTCTAATAGAATATGTCCCAATTTGTGGTGTCCAAAACTTTTTAGAAGAGGACGTGGACTTATTCATACTATCTAGAGCAGTCCTAACTCTACTTAAATCTAATGCCATTTTAAAATTTTTTTTTTATTTAATTTTAATATAATAAATTTAATTCTACTATCCAAATTTTATTGAAGAAAATTTGTAATTTCTTTTGTATTTACATTATATGAGTAAACTATTTCAATAGGAATTGTTATGATATCATAAGAATAAAATATTAGTTGATTATCATAATCAGCCCAATCAAACCTTTCTCCGTTACTTATTAAACCGTTATTGATATTTAAAAGTTTATGATTATAGCTATATTTATCAATATATGTATTATTAATTTTATACACTACATTTGTAAATTTTAAAATATTTGAATTAAATCCTGGTTTATATAATGAATAATAATAAAACTTATCAGGTGATGCACATATTAGTATATCTGGTTCTAATAATTCAATTTTAATTGGTATATAGTCAAGGAATAAATCTAAACTATTTTTATGTATTTTTGTTAAGAAATATTTATTATTCCACATTTAAATTCATCTCCATAATTTTCCTTTTAATTAGGTTTCCATTTACAAATAATTTCATTTGGTAGAAACTTGAAACAACATCTGATATCTTATTATCAATACATTTTATAATATTATAAAGTAATCTTGATTCCTTGATATATATATGATTATCAACAATAATTGCCCAATAATCAACTGAGTGTATTTTTGATAAGATCATTAAATTAATATATGTACAAATCTTCTTTGAAATATATTCAATATTTTTACCATTCAAAATATTAGTGTACAATTTTGAAATTGATTTTAACGGTTTATTAGTTGTTAACCTCGATAATGTTAAAAAATCATTTAGTTCTAATGTTGATTCAATTTCTTCAAGCGCTGATAAGACCATATTTAATGAATTCCTAGTTAATACGTTATTTAGTGGCTTATCAAGAAGTAATGCTGATATAATCATTAAATTATTAACAATTAACATTAAATCAGGAGGTAATGTACCAAAATCAACAGTTGATATCTTTTTATAGTTTTTCAATGAGATGTTTAATCCATTTACTATTACATCAGATGTAATATTATCCATAGCTACTCCGCCTTTAACTTGACCATCGTATACTATTGCAAACCATAACTCAGAATAATCTCCATTTGAAATACGTATTGTTTCACTTATATACTTAAATAATTTCAATTCAATATTATTAAACTTACGAGATGATGTCGTTATCTTTAAGTTTTGTTTATTGAATACTAAACTTAAAATACTTTGATAATCATCATCAGCACATATTTTAGTATATAAATTATGTAATCCATTAACAGTTTGTCCTAATACTATATAATTTTCAGTAACATGTTTTATAAAATTTGACAAATTATTAGCATCTACCATTTATTAAATTTTAATAGGTTCCATGTGGTTATAACTTTTTCCATACGTTGCTTTTGTTTTATAATTTTTATAATGTAAAATAGTTTTTATTTCTCCTAATATATTATGTCCATCATCTTTATTAATATCAAATAAAAATGAGTCATATGTATATAGTATTAATTTACTACTTTTATCTTTTAAATACTTCTGTAGCCTATTCAATGTAATTACATTAATTTCAGTTTCAGTTCCTTGAATTATGTAATTAAATAATTTATTTGAATTAATATCATTAAAATTATTTTTTCTCAGTTTTCTTTTTGATATTGGTAACTCAACAAATCCATTATCTAAAAATTGTTTCCACTTAAAATTCCTATATGTATTTACTTTCTTAATAAAATCTATATTTTTATACTTAGGTAATGTAATTCCATATATGGATTGAAATGTTATATTTTTGCTTTCTAGATACTCTTCCTCAGTTAATACACTTTTGTTAAAGTATTGTTGTCCTAAATAATAATGTATATTATCTGTATTGAATTTATAATTTATTAAATTAGCAATTAAGTTAACTTGAAATGAATTATAATCAAACTCAACTAACATTGAATTATCAGATGCTTTAATCATTAACCTAGAACCATCCTTTTTATTCAAAGCAGCTAAATTAATACCATTTGTTGAATTACTAGGCCGACCAGTTGTTGTGAAAATATTATAAGTTGTGTTTATATAAGGTATTTTTTTATTAAATATCTTTTCAACAATCAACTCATCTATTTTAATCTCATGTTCATTAAATCTATCGAATACTGGCAAAACACCATTATTATAAAATTCAAAAGATTTATCAATTTCAATATCATTTAATAGATATAAAAATTTATTCCTAATTTCAATGCATTCAACATATAAATGTACTAATGGTACTATATTATTTATATTTTTCCCCTTCTCATACCAGTTTTGATATATATGCACATAATGGTTAAAATTAATATCAATTTTATCATTAGTATATAACCACGAACATAAATCTATATCATATGTTTTAATACCAAAACTCCGTAGTAAATAACTATTATATGAGAATACCTTACCTCTTGGATTAATGTGCTTAATCCATGCAGTGCCATTGTATACTAAATCATTATGATTACAATTAATTATAAAATCACTCTTTTTGTCAACATCGTAAAAATATATAAAGCTAATTTTTGATTTAGTATAATGTACCTTTGAATCTGTTTTATATGGTATTAATATTAGATCTTCAAAATCATCCCATTTAACCTCTTCAGGTGAATAATATTGAAACATAATAATATTAATTATACTTAAAATTTAAATTAAAATTTTTATATAACCAAATAAAATATAAATTATTTCACAAATTGATTGAAACCAATAACATTAAAGTACTCAATTAATCCCGGAAAGTTAGATGAATATTTAATAATATTATCTTTATTAAGTGTTTGTGCGTATTGTCCAGTTATATTCCATTTAAATGTTATTGAATTCCATATTGATTTATTTAATCCATTATTATTGTTCCTTAAAGAATTATATTGTTCTGAATCTATTTCCATTACAGTCTGTCTTGGATTATTTCTCTTTTGAATGAAACATCTATATATAAATCCAGTTATGTAATCATTCTCAGTTGGATTGGGATAATATGATATTGGTACTGAATATTCAATGGTAGTTATATTATTTCTACTATTATATAATTTTACATCATCTGAGAAATTATTATTCTTTATTAGTAATAATTCTGAGTTATTACTCGGTATTGAATTAGTCCATATTTGTTCATTAGGTAACTTATGATATAAACCAATATAATCAGATAAATCATTATATTTAATAAATTCACCACCAGGTGTATATAATCCAGTGTTTATTTTATATAATGGATAATATGGTTCAACTTTAATTATTTTCATAAATACTGAGCCTCTTCAAGTAATTCTTGAATTCTGTAATCATTTAATGGCATTGGTATTCTAATCCTAAATCCAGGCGGAACCATTAATGTACCACCTGGTAAATTATTTACACGTTGTAAAATCCACCAAAATCTAGCATCACCATAGTAATTAAATGATAATAAATCAAGCCTATCAAGTTTTTTAGATATAATGTAAATATCACTTGTATTTAACTCAACATCTGGGTAGTAAATAGTACTATACCGCCTTTTCTTTTTACCGTACGGGTGTTTTATTATTTCGGAAATTTCCTCATATCTTTGTGCCATTATATTCCTTATTTAAACCATTGGTGGTGTAGACGAAGGGCCATATGATTTACCATTACTTGATCTACCATTACCTAAACCAGCACCTAGTGCGCCTAATGGTGTATATTCAGGTTTCTTCTCACCAATAATTTCTATTGTTATTGAGCAATTAATTACTACCGGTCTTGCTTTAATCCATGGTGTTTCATTATCAACCTGCCAAGTGCAATTAGATATATAACCAATATCTGATAAGAAATTACCTATTTTTATTTTTGTAAAAACTCCATTGTATCCTAAACCTGATTTGTATACTGGTTTTGTCATATTTGACACTGCATTTAATGCTTCTATCCAAACATCATATTCATCATTTGACAACATCACTGTCATAAAATCAACACTCACTGTTCTTCCAAATTGTGAGTACATTACTTTAGGACTACCATGACCCATATCTGTAAATGTATTCCACTGTGGACTATATGAATCAGTTATATTAGTAATATGTGCTCTGAAGTTAATGCTAGTACCACCATTTTGTCTGGGTAAGTATGGTATGAAATGAAATATTGTTCCGCCTTCTGTAAAAGTAGCTGCCATAATCATTAATAATTATTATACTTCTTTAAATTTCTATTTAACGTTTTAAGTTCTTGGTCACCAATTTTAACTATAATAGGCCTGTTTTCAAGCGTTTTCACGACGTTTGTCAAAGACCTTATACTATTTATTAATTCTGAATTATCTTTTAGTCCTGGCGTTGTTATAGGCTGATTTACTAATGGTGTATTAACCTTCAAATTATCAATTTGATTTGAAATAAATCCAGGATTTTGAATCGGTACTTCAGGTACTGAATGGTTAATAGTAGGTTTCTTAGTATTAACAGATGGTAAAGCTTTACTCTTAACATTATCACTTATTTTAATTTCAGATAATTTAATATTATTTAACTTATCAACATCTAATTTATTAATTGCCGGAGCCAATTGACTTAAGCTAGTAACTAGTACCTTAAACGAATCAGAAAGTACTTTAATTGGATTAGATAATTCAGCTAACCTTTTTAATTTTTTAACTGGATCAGATGAAAATAAGCTAGTAACAGTATTAACAAAACTACCTGCTGAAAATGATATTAAAGCTGATCCGAGTGATTTAATACCTGTTGCTGCTGATATTAGATTACTACCATTTACTTTTTCCAATTTAAGTAATGCATCACTAACCATTTTCAAAGAATAAGCTAATGGAATCAATGCAGCGCCCATAGCAGCTAAAGCTATAGAACCTAAAGTTATTGCTGCAGCACCTACTTCTGACAACATAATAGCACCTAGACCAATAACTGCTAATGTTAATCCAATTAAAGCCACAGCAGCAACACCTAATGTCTTCCAATTAACACCTTCAAATTGCTTAAGAGCGAAAGCCAATGGGATTAATGCAGCTCCAATTAATGCTAATGTCAATGCTCCAGTCAATGCTTTTCCAGTAACTGAACCTAATACTAATGCAATTGCAGTAATACCAACTAAAGAAGCGCCAGCCTTTGCCATCATATCCCAATCAACACCATTAAACTGTTTAAGAGCTTTCGCTAATACAAACATTGAACCAGCCACCGCGGTTATAACCAACGCACCTTTTAATGACTTAGTACCAAATGAATTTAATCCTTTTGATATACTTTTCATTAATGATTCTATTCCAGTACCCACTGATTTAGTTATTGAATTAATTAATGTACCTATTGATTTAGATATATTCGTTATAAATGAACCAATTCCTGAACTTATATTAGTTAATAATGATTTAATAACATTACCTACAGTTGTTAATGATTTAGATATATTCGTTATAAATGAACCAATTCCTGAACTTATATTAGTTAATAATGATTTAATAACATTACCTACAGTTGTTAATGATTTAAATATATTCGTTATAAATGAACCAATTCCTGAACTTATATTAGTTAATAACGTACGGATACCTTTAGAAACATTAGTAAATACAGTATTAATAGTTTTTGAAAAATTAACAATTATATCATTTATGCCTTTGAATAATTTTTGCAAAAATGTTCCTAATTTATTAAATCCATTCTTTAATTTTTCAAGTATATTATCAAATATCTTAGATTTATTACCAGATTCAGTAATACTATCTGATATGGCTTCGGCTGGGTTAGGTATATCTGTTGTTGATTTACTTGAAAATAATCCCTTTAATTTAGAACCAATTGGACCTAATTTATCCAACATACCAGAAAATATTGCTTTTCCGTTATTTCCAAAAAACTTGACAATATTTTTACCACCTTTGATAATATTCAAATTAAATAAATCTAATATTTTCAATGGAGCTGTTAGTAATTTTCCAATTAACGGTAATCTGGATAATATCCTAACGCTTAAAATAATACCAACACCTTGAAGTGCTTTAGTCAACAAACCAACAGATTGAACTGCTCCTTGCATTGGTTCTGTAATTAATCCCAATGGTTCTAAAATATAATATTTAATTAATGAACCAATTTTTGTTATTATGATAGCTAATGCTTGGAATGGCATTAACATACCTTCAAAAACTGGTTTTAGAAACTTAACAATACCAGATAATATTTTAAATCCATAATTTATACCTTCAATTAATGGCAATATCGAATCAATTGAATTTGCTAAGGCTTCTACTAATGGAAGAACAGCTGCAGCCAATGTTGTTTTAATTTTATTCCATGATTGAGATAATTTTTCCACGTTTTCAAAACGGTTGGACGCTAATACCATTGTTGATGCATTAGCTAAATCAGCATCAGACATTTTAGATAAATGTTTTTCAATTAAATCCCTTTGTTTGGCATCTAATTGATATTGCATTTTCCTGAACTTATATCCTTTTTGTAATTCATCTAACGGCACACCAAATGATTCTGCGAATTTTTCTAAATTATACCGGTTGGCTTCACCTGAATTAATTAAATCATCAAACTGTTTAGTTGTTTCCCTCATTATATCAGCCGGTGAAGCGCCTTTTAAATTCATGTTGAACACACGTTGTAAATCAACCACACCATTTGTCATTACTGATAACTCTGCTGCATTTTTTAATGTATTATCAGGGTCGAATGTAGTATCCATTAAACTAGAAACTTGTTTTAATGACATACCCATTCTTCTAAACTCAACAGCTGCTTTTACAGCATCTTTGGGTAAGTTATGGTAATACTTAGCTATTACTGCGCTGGATTCTTGCAAGTCTTCTGCAATATTATCAAATGATATACCAGCTAAATCAGATGCCTTAGCTGCCCATGATGCTAAGTTAGTAGCAGTTTCTTGGTCGGCGCCGGCTAATTGTATTGCATTTACCATTCCATATACTTTTTCCATGCTAACACCATATTGCGATGATATAGCGGATAAAGTTGAAATCATTTTTCCATTTGATGCATCAGAAATATCTAATATTTGACCATAAAGATTTTTATGTGCTAATAATAATTCATATACTCGTTCTTGAGTTACGTATGTGTTGCCTGTCGCTGTGACTAAATCTAAAGTAGATTTATATAAATCAAAAGCATTATTCCTAGATATACCTAATGATGCTGATATATCATTGACTCTAGAATTAACATTAATTAATGCGGCTGATATTAATGTAATTAATCCTAAAAATAGAACTAATGGATTAATAGCTGAAGCTAGACTATTAGCAAAACTTCCTACAAAACTCGATAAGCCTTGTGACATTGATCCAGTTTTCTGAAATGTTTCGAGCGATGCTTTTAAAGACTGTGTTAACCCATCTCTCATTTTAGATGCCGCAATATCCATTCCAGTCAGATTCTGAATCCACTTAGGCAATATACTTAGACCTTCTTCAAATCCATCAATAATGCCTTGACCCATTTCATTTAAATACAAATATAAAGGTCTGAATTCTTTAAGTGTGCTTAATACCTTTTTATTACTAGATACCATTTCCATTACTATTTGGTTCTGTGCCCTTAAGGATGCTTCTTTAGTTAAAAGGTATTTCTCTTCCATTGACATTCCAGATAATAAGTCATCTAAGATCTTAGTTTCAGATTCAGTTAATGTTACCAAACCTGCCATGTAATCTATAGCTTTATTTAATACCCCAGCATCTTCTATTTTAATTTTTATATTAGGATCTAATGAAATTTTTTCAAATATTTTATCAAACCTTAATTTTAACATCTTATCTTTAATATCAATACTATGATCTAATAACGAATCTAAAGTTTGTATTGCATCATCAATATTAAGCGTCACTCCATCTAATTCAATTGTGGGTTGATCTATATTACTAATTAAGTTACTTATATTACCTGATATATTTTCCATGTCTTCAAATGGATTAATATCAAAGGAATCACCAATATGTTTTGAAGCTAATGCAATTTCTGAAATATTATCTTTTAAAGAATTAACTGTTGATGCCGATAATAATTTACTTAAATCAATTTTATTTAACTCATTTTTTAAATTAAATAAATTATTAACTAAATCGTTGGATAAATCAATTGAATCAGATAAAGAATCATTATAATCATTATTAATATCACCAATATCAGTTATTATTTCCTTTATCTCTTCCCATTTTTCATGGGATTTAATTAAATTATCTAATTCATCTTCAGTAAATTGATTTAAGTTACTAATATTTTTATTAATATATTTACTTAAACCTGCTATATTACTAAATGTTTCAGATAACTTAACAGTATTCTTGAAATCAATCTTAGATAACTTCTCATATAGGTCAGTAACTTTTGCTGAATCTGTAATATCAACAAATCCTTCCTTAACTGAGTTAAGTAAAATTATTAACGCTTTAAGATCATTTATATTACTATTAATATCAGCCATTAAATCCTTAATCTAAATCATTTATACGTTGATCAAGCTTATCTAATTCTTTTGTAATTTGTTTTAAATTACGTTCAATTGTAGCTATACTTCTTATCTTTTCAATATTTAACTTTTTTACTATCATAAATCAATAACCCTGCCTTTGATATCTGAATTAGGATATTTAATTTCAAAACACATACAATCTAAACTGGGATAAATAATATTGTTTCGTGTTGCTGATTCAATATCATATAAATTATTTGAATAACCTAAATTTGAATCGTATTTATTCACTACTTTAATGTCTTGCACTGTTTGTACACCTTCAATTTTATCTAATTCAGTAAATAATTTATTAATAAAAATAGGAGCGTTAATTTCCATATTATCATTATCAAATAACTCCATTAACCTATTGGTACATTTTAATAAAACTTCGTAACTATTAAAATTAGGCCTTGTAATTATTTCATATTCAATTCCAATATTAACGATAAATGCATCTTTAATATTAATAGCATCAGTTAACATCCTATATTGTCTTAAATATTGTCTTAAGTTCTCTTTAATTGCTTTATTGGCAGGAACAAATTTTTTCTTATCATCATATGATAAGATATATAAATTTAACCCCAGTTGGTTATTAACTTTTTCAAACTGGTTCCATAAATTTCTTTGTGTATCTTGTTCTATATACGCCTTAGCTACTGATCCATATTTAACTGGCATTGTATAACATCTTAAAATATAATCATCTTTAGTGACACTTCTATTTTGAGCTGCAAAATTCGCCATTGCTTCTTCTCTTATTACATCAATTGATCTTTTATTCATTCCTCCATAAGCAGCCTCAGGATTATTAACGCCAATAGAATCTATAGCAGCATTATATACTGTATTATCAACTAAATCATATCTATTAATAACTTTGATTGAATTTTTATCTAATTTTGTTAATGTATTAGATCTAACATTTCCATCAATTCCAGAAGAAACACCATATGTAACAGTTAATGTTGTATTATCTGGTGCTTTGCCATACGTCTTGGTATTTAAAAAATTCATTGGGTCAATTGATATATCATCAAATCTTTCAAAATAATCAATACCAATTCCAACATTATACGGATTAGGCACAATTTCTTCATCTGATTCATAACCTACTCCAGAACCAAATTGAATTTCTAACCTATCATCTTTTCTTAATCTAGTTACAAATCGTTTTTCTGATTGTTTATATGTTAATAAGTATGGTACAGTACCATTATATTCAGATAAACTACTATCATTAAATGCAATATTCTTAATTGGTACTGGAATTAAATCCTGTGCTAAATATTGTACTTCATACCATTTCTCATCATCTGCGTCTATTACTGATATAATATCAGATATATTAATATCATCAATTACTATTTTATCATACGGTTTTGGTTCTGTAAACTCATACGTTTTAGTTCTAATTTCTCCTTCAACTGCTTTTACTGATTTCTTAAATAGATAACTTTCAATTGAACCATCTTGCAAGATGGAATATATAGAAATATTAGTTGGGTCAAATGATGTATTATGGGAAAAATCAACTGGTTGTACTGTTCTAAAAATCTTACCATCATCAGTCGATACTATAATACCTTCTTCTAATGATAAAGCATATCTTAAATCAGGAACTGTTGCTGCTCCTTCTCCAATTGAAGGTACTATTTGAAAAATATCTAAATCAACTTGAGCAGGAACAATAGACTTTGGTTTATATCCCAAACTTTGCGCTAAGTTATAAAGGTTTATCTTTTCATTTACAGTATGTAAGAATGATTCTTGTAATTGAATATCACCATAAAAACTTAATACATCTCCAACATACGCTGATAATTCAAGCAACATCATTCCAGGTGAACTTTCATTGAAATCAGAATATGTATTTGGATAATAGTTTTTGGTATAATTAATTAGCGCTTGTCTTAACTCACCAAAATCTTTATTAATATATTTTATTTCACGACTGATATTATTAGTTGGTTTACTCATTTAAAAATATCCTAATAATCGTATTTAAATCTTTTTTTCAACATTCTTGCAATTGGTGTGTCTGGAAACTTATGCCAATGTTCTTCATATTGTTTCTTAAGACTCTTTACTGAATCTTCCAATTCTTTCATATCTTTAGATATTTTTGGGTCACTTTGTGCAGCTCTTAAACTCTTTTTAATTATCTGATCCATGTCACCTAACGTTAGTAATTCAATTGCCTTTGATAAAAATCCTTCTAATAATTTCATATTAATTCTTTTAATTATAATTATTTTATTTTTTATTTTTATTTTTTCTAATACTCTCAGCTTCTTTAGTTAATGCCTTGACTAAACGATCATAATAGAATTTTCGTAATGTAATTGGCATATTATATATATCACTAAATGTAAATCCAGATTTAGTATAATAAACAAAATCAAATATTTGTGAATGTAACTTTATTTTATAATCAACATTAATACCAAAGAATGTATGATCTGTTGGTATTTGTATTTGTTTCTTATGATTTATAGTCTGGGTAGAATAAATTAAGTCCGATTTCAAAATTACCACGAAATGTTTCTCCTGACTCTGGGTCAGATACCTCTACATTTAAATCAACATCTGGTTGTAATTTTGACACATACTCCCTGAAAGACCTAGAATCAACTGCTAACATATTATTTACAAACTTATTAATTTTACCTTGGTCGTTATCTCCATCAACTGAAATTATCATATGTCTTAACCTAGTAGTTAAATTCTTCTCTGTCATATTAAATTTCTTTAACCCTTTAATGTCATCACTAATTTTCTTTGAATCACCAATTGTTAATAATTTAAATATTATGACATTTTTTGACCTAGGTAAAGTAAACGTAAATTCATTTTTTCCTTTAGTGTAAAGTGATTCATCTAACTCTTTGTATGGTACCTCTTTTAAATTTATTGTTATAGGTATTTTTTTACCAGATTCAACCTCTACTTGTGTTTCATACATTTCACCATATCCTAATGCTGCAGCATGTAACATTATAGCATTCTTATCACCAATTATTAAATCGTTATAATTTATCTTAGATACAATTAACCGTTCAAATAATTTATCAAATACTACATCTTGTACAATGTAACTCTGAGTAGATAAAATATCTTCATCTTGAGCTGTCATATATCTCATTTCAATTTTTCCAGATGACAATGGACTACTTTCAGGGTAAATTAACCCACGAGATGGTAAATCAATTACCTCAGTTGGGAATTTTTCTTCTTGTTTAACAACCTCAGGTTGTTTTCCCTCTAATGCACTCAATGGCGCTGAACTTAAAATTTCACTCATTTCTTTTTTGAATATATTTTATTTTAATTTAAATAATTTACTCCTTTTAACCAAAGGATTTATAATATAATTATATATTTAAGTAAAAAAAAAGGTAATGAATGAATCCATTACCTTGAAAAATTAGGGGTCTAAGATATATTTTATTTCTAACCTAACACCGCATAATCATACTTAATTGTCAGTTCCAGAGTTTTAGCTTCATCATTTGACCAATCCATATCACCCCAATTAGTATCACCAATATAAGCGCCATATAATGTCCATGTTTCAACCGGTGAACCATGTGGATCTAATGCTTCTAATGTAATATCCTTTTTGTATTCATCAAATGCAAAACCATCTTCTCCAGATTCTGAATCATGATGAATTTTAATCCAATCATGTACAGCTTCTGCTCCTGATGGTGTTACTGGGTCATATAATGTAACTGAAATATCTTGCCAACGTGATTTACCTTTAACTTTAAAATCAGTGTTAATATAATCAATTATAATTTCTCCATTATCTATTTTAGGCATCCCGGATGCTTTACATAAAAATGCTGGAATACCATCTATATTTAAAGTGTACCTAAATGCTACTTTAGGTTCAAATGGTGTGAATATCATTTTTTATTCCTTTTTTATAATAAATATAGGGCAAAGTAAAAATACCCTACCCTATATCTAAATTATTTTTACACATCATTATCGATAGGGAATGTTGCACCTGTTGGTAAAACAACAAAATCAATATTGATAAATTCAGCGGTTTTGGCTGGTTTTAAATATATCACAGCTCTCATTTCATTTCTGTCAATAACGTCAGGTGTATTATTTCTTTCATCCATTATAATTCTGAAATCATATAAGCCTTGTTTCTTGCGTGCATCTTCAAACCATGGTCTAACTAAGTTTAAGAATTTCAACCTAGTTTCCCTTGTATTTTGTTCAAATACTAATTGTTTTGATATATTTGCTACATGTCGTTTAGCTGCAATTAATAAACGTCTAACGTTAATCCTATCCAAAGCTGATTGTTTCTTCTGTAAGGTTTTTTGTCCCCAAACAACGACTCCAGATCTTGGAAATGTTGCAATTGGATTAACATTCTTAACATATAAGTTATCCCTATCATTTTGGGTCATTATACGTTCTGTTTGAATTGCCATATCCAACCCACCTCGATTTAATCCAGCAGGAGCAAACCATTTTTCTCCGACATAATCATTAAATGAAAATGCTGATGGAACAATTGCACTAGGTGGTACCCATTTATTAGCTCCTAAGTCTGCATCAACTATTTGAACCCATGGATAATAATAACCTGAGAAATTTGAATTCCTTGCTTCTGCAGCCATTCTTGCTTGACCTACTGTAGAACCAAAATATGTTGGATCTATAATATAAAAAGCATCTCCTCTTGCTTCAATCATTGATATTGCTCTAGTAATTACTTTTGCATGATCTTCTAGATTATCAATTAATCCAGGTGTTACAAGTAAATCGAAATCATATTGATCTTTATTTGATAAAATATCAAAAGCATCTAAATATGCTTGTTGTCCAGATCCAGCTAATGCTAAATTAAATCCTTGAGTATTTAAATTCCATATCTCATGATACATTGCTCTTGGATGTTCAACTGTACCATCTGAACCAAATGCAAAAGTACCTGATATTGGTGTCGGGATACCATTTATATCTATTTCATTATATGGTAAGTAACCACTTAATGTAGCATCTCTAATTAATCCTTCATTTGTCAAATAATTATTTGTTTTCTTGATCACCTCAACACGGATAAATCTAGATCTATTAGGATAATCTCCACTTGCTTGTAAATATGGTGTTCCACCAGAATCATATTGTAATTGATACTTTTGATCACCAATGACTTTAGCAATATAATTACCAGTATTTGGATCTAATGAAACTCCAGTATATTGTTCTAATATAATACGTCTAAAATTTGAGTCATCTCCTCTCCTGATATATAAGTCAAATGTACCTCTGTTAATATCTACATTTGCAACTTCCCATCTGATATTATATGCATTTCCTGTTTTCAATATACCATTCTGTCCAGATATCTCATCTGCTGGGTCACCAATACCATTTGTGGCGGCTGACTCTAAACCGGAATTTAATACAGCTCCATCAGATAATGATATAATTTTAAACGACATATCGTTTGCAGTAAATGATAAATTATCATGTGCTTCTTGAGATTGTACATAAGAATAACATGGTGAATAATTACCAGCTAAGATTCTTACTACTGTAGCTGTTTCTCCCCATCTTAGATACTCTTGTACTGAGTAGGTTGTTAAATACTTATAATCGGCTTCATCAGGTCCTGATCCAGAACTAAATACATCACCAAACCATCTAAGGTATTCTTGATATGTAGAAATAGGCGTAGGAACCAAAGCAGGCCCACGTGTTGTTGGCCCAACTATCGCAGCACCAACCGCTGGTATAAATTCAGGCAAATATGATAAATCAAATTCCCTTGTATAAACACCGGCACTTAAAAAAGTATTTTTTGCCATTAAATTAATGTCCTCTTTTTATTAATTAAAATTTTAATATTAATAATTATATCAAAAAAATACCAAACATGTAAAAAAATGATAATTTTATCTTTTATATTATCTATAAAGTACTATTTAACATCTATAGATGCTGTACCATCCACATAAAATGTAACTTCAAATTTAGCGCCGTTTCCTATCTTAATTATCTCTTCTTTTGTAACACTTTTAATTAATGAAGATAGTTTTTTTCTAGGATTATTGTTATTGCTATCAAACGAATGAAATTCCTTTGATCTATTAAATAATATACGCAAACCTTTTATATATGATCTGGCATCTTGTTTATCTTTCGATGATATTTCTTTAGGAAATATGAATTTACCGTCTTCAATTGGTATCTCCCAGCCTTCTTTGCCAATATATATGTAGTTTGGCATTATATCTTTAAATTTAATTTCATTAATAAATTGTTTACTAACTTCTTCTTTAATAATATCTTTAATAATTGTTTTTAATTTCATTTTATTTTCCTGGCTATTTATTTATATATATATGAATCAATCATACTTAATTATTCCTAATATCTGATTAACTGGTCTGAATATTCCAGTAAATTTATACATTTTACCTAAATAATAAAATATAATACCTTCAAATGGTACTAATTTTTCAAATCCACCTGCGAGATTAAATTTATAAATAAACCTATTTACTTTCTGTATTTTTTTAGCGTCATTTGTTTTATCTATTAACTTTATACTTTCATTAATCTTAAATTTAAGTTTATCTTTGGTATAAGTAGGATCTTTAGATAAAAAACCTGTAATATTATCAAACATATATTCAGAAGATAATTCTGTATATAGATTATCGAATTTATCAAATATATCATTTAATATCTGTGGCACATGTGCCCCTTCAAATGCAGATAATTCTTCTAATAACTTAGAGTCAGGTATTGTTTTATTATTTAACCTAAATGATTTATCATTAAAAGCCCAACGTTTTAAAACGTTTGTGAATATATAATCATCATCAATTAAATTAAATTGGTTTTCTAATATATCTTTAAAAGTATAATAATAATAATCTTTAATAGTATTATTGGGTGTTAACGAATAATCATCCATTAATTTATGTAACCTATTAATAAATGTTTCTAATTGATATTCACAATTATCATCCTTTTTTAAATTTAAAACATTTTTTGAAATAATTTTAAATACCCTTCTATTTAACATTCCTTGTTCATGTAATAAAGAGTATAGATAATCTGTTTTTGTAGAATCCAAATTAATTAATTCACCTGATTCATTATATTCAGATACACCATGAAATTGTATATATTTATCTTTACCATAATCCAATGTCATGTTGTGATTCGAATCTAGTATTTCGCAGTTTACAAACGATTTCCCGTTACCAAATATATTTGTTAATATATCTATGGGAATATGAATTAACGCGTGTTGCACGTCCTCTATGGCATCTAGAAACGATTGTACTACTAATTGGTTTTTACCTGAATATTGTTCTTTAACTTGTGTATATGATAAAGGGTTCTTAATTGTACTTTTGTTTCTTGCTAATAAAACATTACCATCTTTATATGTTAATGATATAGCAATTCCATCTGTTTTTTCAGCCACATCATTTTCAATATTTAACCTGCCTGTAAATAACCTAGTTATTATTTCAGTTAAATCTTTAAATTTAAGATCTTTATCTTCTGCAATATGACTTATATGTCCAATTGTTCCTCCCATTATTTGTTTATTTATTGTTAAAAAATCATCCTGTACAGGAATTTCAATATTAATATTTTCAATTAGATTTTTAAATGTACCTTTTTTTATTTCATCAAGAAATATATCTTTAAATTTATTTTCAATTTCTGATATATCTAAATTAATTTGGTTATTTATCCGTAATGATTCTTTAATTCTTTTAAATATCTGGATATCAAACCAACCCATTAATTTAGTGAATTCAGATTCAGTACATGAAGATAACCTATTACGTAAATTTGTACCTGAATATTCCATTTTATCATCAATTGATATATTAAATTCAGGACAAATAATTACATATCCATGTTCCTTGAATGGTTTTAATGTTAATCCCTTCTTATAAGGTTGATAATATCCTAATGAACCATCTTTTTTATTAAATTTAATTCTATCAAAATCTTTTTCAGAAACCATTATTATTAGGACATCTTCATTTTCATTATAGTTAGATGTTATTTCAAATGGTTGATATGGCGATTTAACTAACTTAATATTACTCTTACTAATGCCATATTGTTGTATAATATCTGATTTTAAATTAAAATCAAATGGACTATCTTCAAGATTAGTTTTATTTGATGTTGCTATATAACAATCATTTTTTCCAAATTTCATTTGTAACCATTTAAACGCTTCATCATGATGTTTTCCAAATGGTTGAAATCTTCCTGAGTATACTGAAATACACTTCATATTATTTTACATAAATTGGTAATGGTATTTTATTAATTTGTTCTGATATAGCTGCGGATTCAGCTTGTTTTCTTTCTAACTGGGATTGTTTACTCATGCTTTCAAGTAGCTCCTTTAATTCAGATATTAAATTTTCTTGTTCAGTTTGAGCTTGAGATAATAAGTCACTTGCATTTAATTGTATTTCATTATCTGGTATTGGAATGGAGGAATATTTACCACGAATCAAGCCTAACATTTCTTTACATATTGCTAATGAATATCTCTTGATCCAATGTTTTCCCATATCATTAATTCGAGAATATTGAATATTATTATATGGTATATTACTATAATCACTTATTACTGATGAATTAACTGTAGATCCATTGGAATTGGTATTAATATTACCATCTAATAATTCATCATTTAAAGTATATGTAAAAAATAATTTCTTATTAACAGTGGGTATTGGAAATATCCTTAACCGATTTCCTGTTAGTTCAAATGAATGGCTTGATTGTCTAATCATCTGATTGAATTCCAATGCCTGAATCCTAATTAAATCATAATTAATTGGAATTAATGTATATGATGGTACTGAGTTTTGCCAATTAAATGATTCTAAAGCATATTGATTTGAATAACTCATTGTATCCATTGAGGCATGATAATTTAGATTCGGAGCACCTTCATGAAATATTCTACGTATTGTTATGTTATCATATCCAATACTACCAGTTTCCATATTAACTGGAATTTCATCTAAATCATATATTTGTTGTTCCGGGATTAAATCAATTGAACCAGTATAGTATTTTAAATTACCACCAGCTCCAACTTCGGTTGCATATTGTTTTGCAATTTTTAGAATTCCTTGAAGACTTGGCACAACATAACTTGATTCTAATGAAATATTTTCACTTGATTGTCCAGCTACATTCAATAAAATATCTCTTGCATTATATGAATTAATCAAAAAACTAAATTCACTTGTTGCTTGTTCAAAAGCAGCATAAAAATTTATATCAATTAATTCAACATCAGATATTGGATATCCTAACCTTCTTGCTGCCCACTTTGCTATTAAATCAGCATCATGTTGAAAATTAACATCTGCATCATAATAACCAAATGGCGTTAACCCAGGTGCAAATGATGATGTTCCTGACCATATTTGAATTACCGGTTCTTGTGCCATTTAATAGTTTCCCTTTATTAATAAATATATTTTGTGTAGCTTCCTGCTTTGGTTGTCGGATTAATACCAGTAGTAGTTTCTTTAATATGTATGCTATTTAAATTAGTTTGATGACATTCAGCCAGTATTGATATATCATAACCATATTGTGACCATGCATTAAACCTTGTACCCATATTAGTATCTGGATTTCTTCCTGACCAATAACCCTCCCTAATTAAATCAACTTCGAAGAACCCAGCATCAAATTCAATAATATCACCTTCTTCTAAGAAAATATCTTTATCTTTAAGATCTGATTTAATAAGACCAACGATTATTGTTTTTGTTGAAGTTATACCACTTTCAATTGCAATCAGTTGTTTTGGATTACTACTAATTAATGCAAATACCCTAACAGGATTGTTATATGATTTCATTGTTGATTCATCATATATATTCACTTCAGTTTCTTCTAAATTAACTTTATATATAGCAACTTCAGTACTTATATAAGCATGTATTAATTCTCTGTTGATTCCTTTAACAAAACCTGAATCTCTTAATCCTGTGTACAAAGGCATCTATAATACTCCTACTTTATCTAAAACTATATATGTAAATAGCCCACCAATAGTAAATGAACCAACGACTATATACAGCTTATTTTTTCGTTGTTCTTTATATATAACTAAATTTAATTCTTTTATCACATTTTGTTGTACTGAGTTATTAGTTTTTAAATTATTAACCTCAAATATATAGTATTTGTTTAACTCCACATAATTTAGTAATAATGAATCACGTTCTTCAATCTTTCTCCATGAATCCATCAAAGAATTCCTAAATAACTCCCGTTCGTCAGTTATTTCTTCAATCTTAAGTTTCATGAAGTTAACATAATCCATTTGTGGGAATGTTATGCCAATTGTTGAATCATTCAATAACCTTGGATAATCTCTCAAAGTGAGACCTTGTGCTATCCCGGAGCCATGAAGAAAAATAACGAACTTTAGCATTAGTATCCAGCGCCATATATGTTTCATATTCTTTTTTTCTTTTTTGTGTATTATTTTTTGAAATTATTATAATCTTTTCTTTTTGATTAGTTGTATATTTAAAGTCTAACCTAACCTTTTGTTTTAATATGACTTTCTCTAAACTATCTATCTTACTTTTATATGATATACATTGTATATTATAATATTGTTGTTGATTATATATTTGTCTCTTATTATAAAGATCTGATATTATATATCCTAATGTAATAGCAGCTATTAAAAATATACCATATATAATGTTAGATACATTATTTAAATTTAAGATTTTATTTATCATATGTTATCCATTACAAAATTTTTATACTCTTGTACATCTTTGCGAAATTGTGCAGCTGCTTCCTTATTACCAGGTATTTTTTTAATCCGTCCATCAGCATCAATTACTTCTTCATAACCATTTTCTAAATACTTACTTACTTCCTCAACTTTTTGATCTAAATCTCTCAAAATTGATTTGGCATTGTTTTTAAGTATTTCTTTTTCATATTCTTTGAATTTACCTTGTGCCTTTAAAAGGTCTTCTACTTCAAAATTACATTGTGCGCACATTTGTCTTAATCTAGAAAACCGTTTATCTAACTTAGTTTTCCTTTTAGTTTTACATTCACTATGACGGCATTTGCTGTAATCATCTTCTAGATTTAAATCCTCATCGGGATTTAATGTATAATGAGATAACGGTAGCTTAAACCTATGTCCTTCTTTTTGTTCCCAAATAAATTTAGGTTTTCCTTCGGAGTCTAACTCATACCATCTCTCACCAACATTATGTTTTTGTTTAATATTTTTTTCATTAAATGAAAAGGTTTTCTTTGTTTGAAAAGCATGTGTGCCATCCAACATCTTCCTGACGGCTTCAATATTTTTTAGTTTACTCATATATTTTCCAATGTTAAATTTTTAAATCTTTCTAAATTAGCTAAAGCATAATATGATTCTGAATATATATTTTCAGCTGGATTAGCTTGGCAATCATATGGTACTTCTATAGCAAAGTGATGAAATGGTATTGCATTATTTTTTCTAGCCACTTCATCAGCATAGGCATAAACCTGAGCAATTGTGGTTGGTAATTTCTCATATACTAAAATTTTAGAACCATCCGGTTGATCTACGAATGTTTCGACATCATCAATTGATGTTATTATTTTTGCTATTTTAACGTATGCATCAGGGTATATATTTTCCCCATGTTCATAATTTTTTACTTTAAGTGCCATCTTTTAAACTTTTAATTTAAAATAAATATATAAACTTAATATTAAATAAATGGGTGAATTGAATTAAATACTATATAACCATTTTTATTATCATAATATTCAGTAAATGGGTTACCCAATCATGCATCATTTAAAATTAAATGACCAACATAGGTGTTAACACACATTTTAAGAACGCCTATTCCATTTAGACAAAATTCCTTTATGGTCAAAAGCTATCACGCAATTTATACCAACTCTATTATGTTCTGGATATTTAGTTATTGTTCCATCTTCTTCAATTATTTCGAGTGCATTTGCTTCATACTCCAACCCTTTCAATTCTTCTGGCAGCTCATCTCTTTTATACAATACTTTTGCGCTTCCAAAATTTATCCCACAATTATCACATCCAAGGTATGCTGTAGATGGATTGTAATATGAAAAAGGCATTTCATTGCCACAAAAAGGACATGGTTTAATATCTGATAATTCTGACAAAAAATGTGTGCTAACAGCACCTATGCCTAGTTGGGCAGTTTCTTGGTTATTCAAATTTTCTTGTTCCATATTGCGTATATATTATTGTTATAGCCAATACTACGGTAGTGCTTCGATTAAGCATTTAATGGTTCATCAAAGACTACATTCCAACTATCTAATGGTTGCCAACGTTGCCAACCTCCACCCAAAGTCATTACTTCTAAATCTGATGAAGGTACATTCTTGAACGTAATATATTCATCACCTTTATTATTTGCTATTCGTGGTGATAGTTGATAGTCATCAGTAAGTTTTGTTCTCAAAATACACATTTTACTAACACCACCTTTTGATTTTGCATAGTATTTAGCATAATCTAAATCGTTTGTAAAACTAATTGATGGTTGTTCTTCACCAGTTCTATTAGGTTTCATATAACCATCTCTTTGAATATTTAATGCTTGTCCTTTACCTGTTCCATGATAAATATAAACATCTCGTTTTATATCTTCGTTTATAAATTGGTTAAATATTTTATTAATCATTTCTCGTATTTTCTTGTTCCATATTGCGTATATATTATTGTTATAGCCAATACTACTTTTGTGCTTCGATTGAATATTTCATTTTTTTAGTATCCAATAATTTAATTAGATTTTCATCTGGATTATAAATTAAAACATTTACCACAGCATTTAATGGTATATTACCTTCAACTGATATTGTTCCACCTTCATAACTTCTATCTGCTTGGTGCATTTTATGTTTTATCTTAGTACTATCAATAACAAATGTAACGTCTAAATCAGATAATCCATAATAATTATTTTCATCATGTGGAAAATCAGAAACATATACAAACTTTCCATAATTAGGGTCATCATACCAATCAGATGGGTCTTGGTTGGTTGCTTTTAAAATATTTTCGTATGTTTTGATTTCACCACTTCGTAAAATATTAATAGCATTTGTAATATCTGTTGAATGGTATAATGGTTTACCATTAAATTGATTTTCGTTTATAAATTGGTTAAATATTTTATTAATCATTTCTCGTATTTCCTTGCTCATAATGTTTTTCTTTATATATAAATATTCTTAAATTAAATTTCTACTAAATAAACCGTACTGGCTATAACAAGGTGTATAAGAAAGTTTGCTATAAAGTTTGGTGATAATTTGAAAGTTCGTCTAAGCAAACCTTCTCATACACCCAATCGTTATATGTAAGGCTAAGACAATACATCCTTAACATCTGCCCAAAAATCAATTTGTTCTTTTATCACCAACTCCGAAGAATCTGTTACGTTTGAATTATCATATAAATCCCATAAAACTTTCCACGTTTCATTTGCTGATTTAAACGCGCATCTTTTTACTTGATAATCGTGATCTTGGTCTGTATAGATAACCATATCAAATTAGTTTTTTAATTCTTCTGCTTTTTCTTTTGGTGTCATCATTTTATTTAGTTTTGTTTTTCAATTAAACTTTTGTGCTGTTAAGCCCGCACTTCGCCAATACCCGATACATTAGCAAACATTAAAAATTTGCTTTTAAATCATCCATAAAACGTTTGTATCCATCTGCAAACTTAAAGCTATCATCCAAGCTTATACCTATTCCATAAAGCAAATCTTTAACGATGGTATCTACTTTGTCATCAGCTGACTTCTTAAGGTCGTAACTATTTACATAATCCAAAAAGTGTTGCCAATCAAATTTGCTAACATCAGCTATATGTAATGCCTTGTTTTCTTTTTCGTTGTTCTGTTCTTTACTCATTGTTTCAATATTTTAAATTAGTGTAGTAATCTATTCAAGGTCGGCACTACACATAGCCAAACCGTTATGTGCAAGGCTACCTCGTCTGCTCCGATTGGACTTTTTTATCATAATAATCCTCATACATCATATATCTTCCCAGAATAGTCTTATAAACCAAAGCCCAAAGTATCGCTATGATAATTCCTACTAATAACCAATTTGCCAATTTATCTAAGAAATCGTCTATTTTGTTCCAAATCTGTTTCATTATTGTTTCTAATGCAGTTTTTATTTCAAGTGATATTATATTATCTTTTTCTAGATTATTCATTGTCCCTTAAATTTTAAAATATTTCAATTATAGATCCATTATATGTAATGCCTCTACTAAATTCACGATCTGTTACTCCTGAGCAATTTGTATAATACACTCCATCCCTATACAACAAACCTGTATTAATTATTTCTCTTGTATCATGTATGTGCCCAAAACAATGCAACTTAAGTCTTGTAAGATTATTAATCCGTTTTCTCAGCGCTGAACACCCGACTAATTTATACATATTGGGTTTTAGCTCATCTGTAACGTCCATTATGCCTTTTGGCGGAGTATGTGTCATCAAAACATTTGTATCATCTGGTATAGCGTTCCAATATTTATTAATTTTGCCTCTATCTGACATATAAACCCAATTTCCATATTTTGGAGACATTCCGCATCCATAGAATTTGATACCATTTATTATACACTCCTCATTATGCATCCATATAATATTATTTCTTAGAAATAAAGATTTAATATAATTTTCGTGTTCATACACGTAAGTTGAATGATTCCCTGGTATATATAACTTATGTTTTATATTTAAATTAGCGAACCAATAGAACCAGTTGTTAAATTCGTGTTCATTAATATACGAAAGCCTGTTGTTGCTTTCGTCACCACAAAATATAACAACGTCAATATCACTTGGTACTTTGTAGTCATTTTCAAAACAGTGACTATCACTTATAGCCCATATTTTCATGATATTATTTTTTATTTTTTATTATTTTTTTATCGGATTCAGTTTATTTTATTGTGAAATATACACATTAATAATGCGTTTGTTATAAGCAAATAAATTTTACTAATGTTTGTTTTCATTAGTTAGTTTGTCTGCTCTTCTCAAATTTGTTATCCAAGTATCTAATTGACCAGATGTCTGCAACCCCCTGTGCAGTTCTCTAATACTTCTTGCATTATCGTCTAATGTTCTACTAAAAGGTTTGTCTATATTCAAAACTCGCAAAGTTCTAATCTCAAACTCACCAACAACTTCTGATAGTAATTTTTGTATTTCTAATAATTTTTGTTCCGTGTTCATCATCAATATTTTTGATTTTTAATTATTAAGAAAATAAAAGAAAATTTGTCACAATATGTGGACAAGTATCACGATGTTTGCATATTCCCATCCCTTTTTTAAAATTGTATATCCGTCCAGACTTCCGGCGACTTATAAACGTTTTTGCGTCAGTCTTGTTGATGTGCAATTCCTCAATATTTGTGGTATTATTAACTGTTTCTTCATAGTTTAGCTTGTAAACTTGCGTATATACAATCGTTANNATTCGCTGTTCTGCTATTTTGAATACCTTTCGTGGAGCAAATTTCTTTCCCAATTGTCTCAAGAAGGGCTTTGGCATTTTCCAAGGAGTGGCTAAAATCAGATTCAATATGTGTTTCAATTCTGCCAATGTAAATTGACAATTCAGCCCAACGACCATATTGCTCTATTGTCTTTTTTAGCTTATTCATTATAGCTCAACAGTTACTTCACCACTAATTAGTTTTGGCAGTAGTGTATCTCTTAATCTTGCTAAAGATTGCATTTGACTGTCATTATTTTCCTTTTTAGCGTAAAGTGCAGAAATTGTTTTCCCAATATTATTTTGAACCTCAATAGGAGGTATTATTATCTCACTTTCCTTAATTGCATCTGTTGAGAGATTAACTTGAACGCCACTGTTTGCTTTGCTTTGAAGGTTTGAAATGAATTCTGAATCCTTAAGTTGAATGTATAGAAGATGGATATTTGTCAATCTTTTACTGTTATTCAGTGAAATCCTAGCAACACGTTGATTTAAAACATATTTATCATCTTTATCAATCATAGCTGGAACACCCAATATGACAACATTATCTTTCATGTCAGTCATTGCCATAATAATATCATGCTTTTTAAGTATCCATCTATTTAGTTTCTCACTTCTTGGGACATAGTCTTTTTTAGGATTAGCCTTTAAGCCACCACCTCTTTCTATATGGCCCATTTTTAGTACTTCTAAATGGTCTTTTTGGAATGGAACATAATCTTTACTACTGAATGCATATCCATTTTGAACATTTGCCACATTTTCAAGTTTGTCCTTCGTCCAACTACTGTCTGCATCTTCAATGAAAGCTTGACGATATAGTGAATCAGCCATTTTCTCTAATGTAATATTTTGCCTTTGTAATAAATCTATTTTATTATCAATACTACTTAAAAGGGTTGCTATTGAAATTTGTTCCTCAAGAGATGGCAATAGAATTTCATATTCCTTTATTATATCTGGTGAAATATTTGCCAGTCCGCCAGAGCTGTTAGCTTGATTTATTAAGTATAGTTGAGTCTGCCAGGATGATAAGTAGTATGCAATAAAAGGAGTAGACGCTTTTTGTTCATTTACACGAATAATACTTACCCGTTGATTTAAAAGAAATTTTCCACTTTTTTTAAATAAAGCCACTTTCCCTACCCAGCTATCTGGTGTTCCATCAATTCGATTTCCAGACATTGTTATAAGAATATCGTTGGGCTTTATTAAATAGGAATCTAAGCCTTTAGCTACGTCAACTGAAACATAGCTTAATACGTCTAATAGAATTTTATTTGGCTTAACATTCTTGGTTTTTATAACTGGTATTCCTTCTTCAATAAAGTCTTTGCTTTTAAAGGCATATCCATTCTTAACTTCAATAATTTCTCCTAACTGAATATTATTCCACTCACTCATTGATTTTAATCTTTAAAAGGTTAGCAGTAATAATTTCATTGAGTTGTGCCTCCTCTTTGAGTTGTGCTTCCAATTCTTCTTTCAAGCTTGCAAAGCGTTCAGAAAAATTAAAGTCATCTTCTTCATCAGGTAAACCCACATATCTACCCGGAGTTAACACATAATCAAGTTCAGCTACTTTGTTTATTGGAACAGAAGCACAAAAGCCAGCAGTATCCTCATATTTTCCATCAAGGTTTCTCCAATTGTGGTAAGTGCTGGTGATTTTATCAATGTCTTCCTTTGAAAGTTCACGGGTTCTGCGGTTAATCATATGCCCTAAGTTTCGGGCATCTATAAATAAAATTTCGTTGCTTCGGTCTCTGAACTTACCGTTTTTACGGTTTCGGCTCATAAACCATAAAGCAGCAGGTATCTGTGTATTTAAAAATAACTTGGCTGGCAGGTTTACAATGCAGTCAATCAAACCGTTTTCTACCAGTGCTTTTCTTATGTCGCCTTCGCCTGAGGTTTTTGAAGTCAATGCACCTTTTGCCAATACCACACCTGCTTGTCCGCTAGGTGCTAAGTGGTAAATGAAATGCTGCATCCAGGCAAAATTAGCGTTGCCTGTTGGCGGAGTTCCGTATTGCCAACGTCCATCAGTTCGCATTAAGTCACCACCCCAATCACTTACATTGAAAGGTGGGTTGGCAATTATGTAATCGGCTTTCAAGTCTTTGTGAGCATCATTCAAAAAAGAACCTTCGTTGTTCCATTTCACTTGTGAATTGTCTATGCCACGAATTGCCAAATTCATTTTAGCCAGTCGCCAAGTGGTTTGGTTGCTCTCTTGTCCGTAAATAGAAATGTCGTTTACTTTTCCTTGGTGTTCGGTTACAAATTTTTCGGAGTGAACAAACATACCACCCGAACCACAACAAGGGTCAAATACTCGTCCTTTGTATGGCTCCAACATTTCAACCAATAATTCTACAACGCTTCTTGGCGTATAGAACTGTCCGCCTTTCTTGCCTTCGGCAAGAGCAAACTCACCCAAGAAATATTCAAAAACGTGTCCAAGCACATCGGCACTTCTTGCTTTAGCATCACTTAAGTCAATGTTTCCAACCAAATCAATCAGTTCGCCCAAACTGGTCGGGTCGAGATCTTGTCGGTCAAATACTTTGGGCAAAACACCTTTCAATGAAGCGTTCTCTTTTTCAATGGCATCCATTGCATCGTCCACAAACTTTCCAATTTCGGGTTGTTTAGCTTTTGATTGTAAGTAAGTCCATCGGGCATCTTGCGGAACAAAGAACACATTTTCTGCTTTGTATTCGTCCTTGTCTTCTGGGTCTGCACCGTTTTCTTCATCTGCTTTCAGTCTTGAAAAGAGTTCTTCAAAAGCATCAGAGATATATTTCAGGAAGATTAAACCCAATACAATGTGTTTGTATTCGGCAGCATCTATGTTTTTACGGAGTTTATCCGCTGCTTTCCTGAGTTGTTTTTCTAAAGGTTCTTCCGTTGTCGCTTTTTGTTTAGCCATTATATTCTGTTAAGTATTAATTCGTTTATAGTCTGCTAATTTAGGTTTTTAATGCCCATTATCGTCATTTGGTGCGTTGGCAAAAAATGGCTCTTTTGGTTTTTCAGCGT